AAATCCATATAAAATTGATTTGGGAATGTTATTACGTGTATCAAGTATGATGGATTATGATTATGAAATAATGAAAACTCGTTATGCTATTTACAAAGAAGAACTCATACAAAAAACAATGCATCCTTCAAGAATTCAAAAATATTTAGATATGGGAATAAATATTGAAGAATTAGATAATTATTTATAATATAATGAGCGTTTTAAATGAGAAAAGGTGTAAAAGTTGTAAAAAATATACTTAAAAAATAGACATTATCTTATATAACAACTAACCAAAATGAAAGGAAACTATCGTAGATATGACATGATTGGCGCAATAAATTATTGGTGTAGTAAGAATGGGTTTTCTTACGTTACATACATAGAAAAAAAAACTAAAGCACAATTGGAAGAAATCGTCGCACAATACGATATAAATGTAGACCAAATGTTATTTGAAATAGATAAAGAGCGAGAGACAGCAGCCAATTTCATCAAACATAAAACAGAAAAATTCACAGAAACAGTTAAAAAAAGTTTAGAAGTTTTTCATGGTAAAATAGAAATGTTGGAATCACTTTTAAATGATGAACAAAGAGAAAAATACATTGAATACTGTAATTCACAGATAATAAATAATTAAAACTTATTTAAGCCCTTACCATATAGAAGCATATATCGATATCATCATCCTACACTCATTCTTATGGGTTGATTTTTATTTAGATAGTAAACGTGTTACTATTTATAGTGTTATTATTATTGTTTTTTAACAAAAAAGAATAATCTCAGTCTTTATTAAATTATTGCAAAAAAGTGATCCAAAAAGTATTTTGGATTTTCGATTTTGGACATTTTTTTTGTCCATTTTTGAAAAAGGTATATTGACTTTGTAAAAAATAAAAATAATAATGCAATTGTGACTGAAATGAAAAATTAAGGTGTCAACTACTTTTAAAAACTCGAATTTTTGTTACGATATATTTTTTTAACAATTTTTGTTCAATTTTAGGGGATTTTTTATGTTTCCATTTTATGGAAACAATTGGAAACAAAAATCCCAAAAAAATCCCCAATAATTTTTGTTGTAAAAACTGTGACTATTATACGTGTAATTCAAAGGATTATAAAAAACATCTCCTTACGAAAAAACACCAAGGAAACACTTGGAAACAAAAAAACCCCAAAATTCCCAAAATAACATATTTTTGTGAATGTGGTGTTATATTTAATAGCCGATCTGGATTATGGAAACATCATAAAACGTGTGGATATATTATCAATAAAACTGATACTACCTATAAAAATGAAAACAACAAATATGAATTGAATAAAGAAACCCTTGTAGAAATTATAAAACAAAACAATGATTTTCAAAAAGATATGCAAAAACAAATGTTTGATTTTATTAAGGAAAATATTGCTTATAATACATCGGTAAATACTATAAATAATGTCAATAATAATTGTAATAACAAAACTTTTAATTTACATGTGTTTTTGAATGAGACTTGTAAAGATGCGATGAATATCATGGATTTCGTAGAATCTGTTAAATTACAAGTTGCTGATTTAGAAAATGTAGGAAAAGTCGGTTACATTGAAGGAATTTCCAATATAATCATTAAGAATTTACAGGCTTTGGATGTCGATAAACGACCTGTTCATTGTACTGATCAAAAGAGAGAGGTTATGTATGTTAAAGATGAAAATATATGGGAGAAAGAAGATGAAAATAATAAAAAATTGCGAAAAGCAATTCGACTGATAGCCCATAAAAATATTTGTATGTTAAAAGAATTTCGGGCTACATATCCAGATTGCGAAGAATATGATTCTAAGAAAAATGATCAATATAATAAGATAGTTTATGAATCCATGGGAGGCAAAGGAGACAATGACTATGATAAAGATACAAAGATTATTAAGAAAATCGCAAAAAATGTTATTATTGATAAAAATTAGGAAAAATTTGCGAAAAAATTGAATTATTTAATACTTACAATAATTATAAAGAATGGTTGCTAAGGAGATTATAAGTGAAATAACCACGAGAGATGCTTTTTTTCATTTATTAAAAAATAATCCTGGTCTTGTTATATTAAAATTGGGAGCAGAATGGTGTGGACCATGTAAACAAATAAAAAATATTGTACATGCTTTTTTCGCTACATCACCTACCAATGTAGTTTGTGGTGATATTGATGTAGATCAAAGTTTTGATTTTTATTCAATGTTAAAAAGTAAAAAAATGGTAAATGGTATTCCAGTTATGCTTTGTTATAAAAGAGGAAACGAAACATTTATTCCAGATGATATTGTTACAGGTGCTGATCCAAATGGATTAGATGCTTTTTTCAAAAGATGTGCAAATCATTTAGTGAGTGTCCAAATACAAAATCCCAAAATAAAATAAAATATAAAATAAAATATAAAATATATTTATATGTCATTAGAAAATTTTACAACAAAACTTAAAAATGCTATAATAGATTTAAGTTATAATAATCATTATTTACATGATGTATCATTCAATATTAGTACTATAATTAATTACATAACAAATGATCCATATTTAGAAGCCGAATTAGAATTTTACGATAACAAATTGAAAAATTGTATAAATACTATATATAATAAGCTAGAAAATACTGGTAAACAACATACGACCTTTTATGCTTTAACAAAAAATGTTGATGTTTCCGACAATACTACATATGAAAATTATGAAACAAAACGAGCGAATGATGATACATTTTATGATAATTTTCAAAATAATAAAGGTTCTGGAAAAGAGGCTTTAAATGACGATTTTAAAACAAAAATTGAAGCAAAGCGTAATAATAATTCATTAAATTATTCTACAAATATGTTAGGAAATTATATTGGTTATTTTGGTTTATCAACAGGAAATTTTAATTCTTCTACTACATTTTATTATATGAATTTAAAACCAACAAACAAATTAACAACAATATCAGGCGGTGAAATCGAAACGAATACAAAAGCAAAGGCTTCTTATGAAACTACTAGTGTAAATAATGTTTCTATAAAAATACTATTAGAAATTCTGACATTAAATCAATGTCCATATTTTTATTCATATTCTTTTAAAGGTAATGTTTGCTATTGCCCTATATTTGAAGTTGTCAATGGATTAATTGTATCTTCTGAATTATTTCCCGATAATACTTATTTACAGTTCACATATTCAAGTTCAAATGATTTAACAAATAATAATAATATAACGAGTAATCAAACACCAAAATGGAGTTGGGTAAGAATATACGAAAATGAAGAAAACCAAGGTGATACAAATTTTGGAAATACAAATCCAAATAGTAATAAAAGTGCTTACCTTTATTATGTATACACAAATGACTCGAATGGTCCACAAACCAATTTTTTATTTCCTTCAAATTTGCCTGATTATTGTCCCGATGGAATAATTCTTCCATGGACAATTACTTTATATGAAAATGATGGAAATGTTTTAAATACTTTTAATGCTACTCAAGGTGCTTCTAATTTCTATGAACAATTATTTTCAACAGCTCAAAATATGAGTGGCGCAATAGCCAACGCAGTTGGTAATAAAGTAGGGTATTATCCTTCCAATCTCTAAAAAATATTTACACCTTCAAATACGTGAATATTTAGAAAAAGTAACGAATGTTCGTCTTATATAACAATTTTTCAAATGCTATTATAAAATTCAGTTTTATTTATCAAAATAAATAATTATATAATATTATAATTATATATTATAATATCAATTATGAAATCTACTATGAAATCTTTTTCAAATTATATTTTTCTTTTTATAATATTAATTGTTCTTGGAATATTATATAGAAGATTTGAGGATAAACGAATAAGAGAAGAAAACCTAGAAAATGTTGAAACTATTCAAAAATACTTACTGAATGATTCAAGTTTAAATAAAAGTAAAAAACCGATTTTATGGATTCACGTTCCATATGAATATAATTCAAGAAATTGGCTCTCTTTTGGCTCTAGAAGTTCATTTGATTTAAATCAACCGTATTTATATTTAACAGTAAGATCAATTATTGAAAAATGCGATTCAACATTTACAATATGTTTAATTGATGACAATTCATTTTATAAATTAATACCAGGATGGACAATTGACATTAATAAAGTTGCTAATCCTATTTTAGATAATTTTAGAATGCTAGGTTTGATGAAATTATTACACATGTATGGAGGTATGATTTGTCCTATATCATTTTTATGTATGAAAGATCTAATCGGTTTATATGAAAAAGGTATTTCAAGCAACAAATTTTTCCTTTGTGAAACAGTAGATCGTAATATAACATCTACTGAATATAATTTCTATCCAAATTTGATTTTTTCGGGTGCTCCAAAGGAATGTCCAGTAGTTGCTAATTTAATTGATTTTATGTCTCATGTTATATCTTTAGATTATACATCAGAAATCCAATTTTTAGGTGATTTTAATAAATGGTGTGAAAATAAAATAAAAAAAGGCGAAATCAACATTATTAATGGTCGTGATATTGGAACAAAAACAATGGATGATACTGTGATTCTAGTTGATGATCTTTTATCCAATAATTATTTAAATATTTATTCACAAACATATGGTATTTACATACCATCCGATGAATTATTAAAAAGACATCATTACAACTGGTTTTGTAGAATGTCAGCAAAACAAGTTATGGAATCAAATACTATTATTGGTAATTATATTTTAGTTACAATTTCGGAAGGAAATAATAACAATGGTCAAATTTTAGAACCATTACAAGTTAAACCAAAAGGTTGGGTTGGATTTTGGAAAACGCCGCTTTATCCAGGATTATATGGACAAAAACCCAATTTCTTAGGTGACAATCTAAGCATGCTTCGTTATACAGGTAGATAGATAAATTATACAAAATTATCGATATGATTCAAAAAAGTATATAACATTTATTACAAATTCATTTTTATTTATAAAAAAAAATGAAATCCAATTATCGAAATAAAATAAAAACAATAAAATACGATTATGACAACAACACAAGAAATTACAGGCTTTACCGATTGTTTGGTTCTTAAAATTGAAGAATTTTCAGATGGTGAATTAGATACGACATTATTTATTTTATACGATACAAATGAAAAAAAATATATTGTAAAAGGTAAAAGGAGTGATATTTTCGGAAAGCCACAAACCGTTCCATATTCATTTCAATGTAAATGCGCTGAACATTTAGCAGATTTTATTAGTTTTACCATTTGTACTAAAAATAAATGGTCTTATTCACTTTATAATTACAATGATCTTCCTAATCATAGTGATGAAATTACATATGAATATTTAAAAGATCTAGATAATGATCCATCCTATGAAATAGCTGCTTATGATAATAAAAATTATTGTAGAGAATATTTAGTTAAATCTTTAAAAATGTTAAAAAATGTGTTTAATTATTATTAATTAAATAAAAATTATAAATATAATTATGAATGATTTAAAAACATTATTACTAACTACTATTTTTTTAGTAGGTGGTGGAGGGTTACTTTTTTTTTTAAAACGTACAAATGATGAGGATGATCTAAATATGATAGAAAATGACCAAGATTACATTAGTAAAGAAGTTCGCTCTTCTAGAAAAAAAAAAATAAATAAATCAACAAAATATTATGAAGAAACTGAAGACAATGTAGACAATGTAGACAATCAAGACAATATAAATGATGAAGATTATTATACTAATAATGATTATAATAGTGAAGAACATGTAAAACCTAAAACTAAAACTATTTTACAATCAAAAACAAAAAAAAATAAAGGTAAACAAACATTCAGTAAAAAAAGGTATTATTAGAATACTAATTACTCTACTAATTGATAGACCACTTTATATATAAATTATAATTTTACACCATGAAAGATTCTAAAATGGGGTAAAAACCAAAAAGCCCTCTCCGAGAATTGAACTCGGGACCTCCAGTTTACAAGACTGATGCTCTGCCTCTGAGCTAAGAGGGCACAAATAAGTGTATATGGAATTTATAAAATGTTATAATATTATTTTTATTGTGATACAACGCAAAGTAAGAATATTTTCCATCTAAATTCTCTTATAAATAAATTATATATATAATATCATAAACAGATTTATCATATTTTATTTGTGTCGTATATTTAATATTATTAAAATTACAAATTTGACGAATTACAGTGGTAAACATATTATATGTAATTTTTCTCTCTAAATATTTTTTTTTAGAATTATAATAAAACGGTTTACATAATTCCAAAAAATTACTAATCGAATCACAATATAAACCTTTCTTAAATGAAATGCTATTTAAAATGTAATATTTTTCATTTTTATTACTACAAATATTTTCTAATAATTTAAATAATATTTCATTTGGTACTTGTTTTTTAAAAATTTGTGACGTCATTATAAATACTAAATATTAAAATTGAATTGTTAAAAGGTCTAATATGTAACGTCACTACAATGTAGACTTTTAAATAAATTATTTGTGAGAAGAGCAAGTTCAATTTCATCTTCGTGAATATTGTGGAAAATAGTTATATACTTACAAATAATAGGTATGATTTTATATTTTTCAAATTCATTTAATATGCTCGTTGTTTTAACAAATATAAAATAATTATCTAAAATGTCCATTACAGAATATCCCGTATCATACAATTCATATATTAACTTTATAGCTTCCTCAATATTTTTATCTTTAATAAAATTAGTATACTCTTTAAATATTAAAAAATTTATATTTGAACATAATTGTGTTGCTAATAACAATGTAATTTTATCTCCCAATAGTTTAAATTTTTCTATGTAATTGATTAATATTTTGACGGTATTATTTGAAATATTAATAATAAATTCTTCTGCGTCAGGATCTATTATAATATTTTCAACTGTTTTAATATGGTTCAATATTTTAATCAAATCGTTTTGTAATAAAGATTTTATTTTTATAATATAAAACCTAGACTGTAAACTTTCAATAACCTTTTGAATATTATTACATGAAGATATAAAATGAACATTACTACTATACTTATCAATACAATTTCGAAATACTTGTTGACTCTGTTCATTTATAAGATCAATGTCGTCTAACACAATTATTTTTTTTTTATTTTTAATAAGTGAACATGTTTGACAAAATGTTTTTACATCAGTTCTATAATAATTAATACCCTGTTCTTTCAAACTATTAATGTAAAGAATATTATCTTTATATTGTCTTGGGTCTATATCTTTATAGTATTCTCGAATAATTATATTCAATAAAGATGTTTTGCCTGAAGCAATATCTCCAATTAACAAAATATTTAAATTATCCATTGAAATTAAAGTATTTAAAATTTTTTTTGTATCTTCTTCCATATTAAAATCTTCAAAAGAATTAGGTTGGAATTTATTTATAAATAATTTATTTTCTATTTCCATAATAATATTTTAACTATTTTGTATTTAAGTATATCTTGCTTATATTTAAAATATAAAAATGTCTGACAATTTTTACAAAATATTAGGCGTTAGTGAAAATGCTACTCACGATGAGATTAAAAAAGCATATAGAAGTTTGTCTCTTAAATTTCATCCTGATAGAAACCCGTCTACTGAAGCTACTGAATTATATAAGAAAATAAATGAAGCCTATGCTATTTTAGGTGATGAGCAAAAGAGAAGGCAATATGAAATGGAAAGGCAAAACCCTTTCATGAAAATGGGCGATATGGGTGGAATGGGTAGTGAGGTTGATGAAATTATCAAAGCGTTTTTCGGTGGTAGTGGCATGCCTTTTGGTATGAGAATGGCAGGAATGGGATCTAATCCAGAAATGTTTGGAGGGATGGGAATGCCTGGTTCGCAATTTCATGTTTTTCATAATGGGCGACCAGTAAATGTAAATATGATGAACAAACCAAGTCCAATTGTTAAAAATATTATTATTGATATAGAACAAGTTTTTAGTGGATGTACTATTCCCATTGAAATTGAGAGATGGATACATGACAACAACATGAAAATTTGTGAAACGGAGACTTTATATGTCTCTATACCCAAAGGTATTGATGATGGTGAAATAATTATTATAAAAGATAAAGGCAATATAATGAATGAATCATGTAAAGGAGATGTTAAATTATTTATTAAAGTTGTTAATAATACAGATATTAAACGAATAGGGTTAGATTTAATTTATGAGAAAAAAATTACATTAAAAGAAGCTTTGTGTGGTTTTTCTTTTGAAATTAAATACATAAATGGTAAAATGTATACATTGAATAATACAAATGGTAATATAATAATACCAGGATACAAAAAAATTATTCCTAATATGGGATTAACACGAGAAAATAACACAGGTAATTTGGTTGTTATTTTTCATATAGATTTTCCAGAAAAATTAACTGAAAAACAAGTGAATGAATTAAAAATTATTCTATAAATAGTTTAGCTATTATATTTTACATAATTATCTTTATTTTTAATAATATTGATGTTTATATTATATAATTATAATATATACATATAGAATGGCAGGAAGACCAAGAATTGTAAGAAATATAAAATCATATATAAATTACGTAGATAATCATACTGAATCAGGACCTATGAAAATGGGTACAGCACCCAGCGTGGGTATTACACGTAATTTTTGGCATAATTTACAATGTTATGCTAATCAAACTGCTGGGAAACCAAAAAAAAGTTATAAAAATATGGTATTTTTGGGGATAAATCCAGCACAGACACCTGTTTCTGCTGGATTTACACAATCTACAAATTATAATTACTCGTATGTTCCAAATCGTGTATTACCTAATTATTTCGCGGATTATAATACAAAATATCATAATCATTATTATAGACCTTACTTATATAATGAAAATTATAAAGATTACGAAAATAATGAACATAAAGAGTTACTTGAATACAAACAAAAATACACTGAAATTTATAATATGTACTTGAATAAAAAATACATAGGGATGAATCGATAAAATTTGTTCTAGTCTACTATCTTTTCATTGTCAATTGTTACAAATGACAGTCCTGGATAAGAAAGTGTTTTTGATATTGTATTGTAATTACCGAAATATAAATCTTTTTCAATTGATGGTGGTAAAGGATATGGGAAATAACCGTCTATTGATTTGTAAGAGTATCTTGGATATAAACCTAAATATTGATAAAACTTTCCACAATCATTATTACTACATATTGTAGCTCTGTTATTTTTTGCTCTTCTATTTGCTCTATTTTGCCCTCCTATACCACCGGTTCCAGGCTTATATTTATTATATAAATAAGTAGGTTTATTACATATTAGACCGTAAAGAGGATTTTTTCTACCTCCAACACCAGTATTTTTTTTATACAAAAAACCTGGAAAACCTTGTGAACCACCATACCAAAATTGACCATTTGAATTACTTCCATTGCCGAATCCCTTGAAATATGACATTATATACTAGTATAACAAAAAAATAATAATAATTATATGATTATATGATTATTATTATCTAAATTCTTTCTATAAACCTTATGAAATTTTTCTTGTAGGAATATCAGATGATACAATGTAAATAGAATTTTCAGTAATTACAATAAATTCTTCATTACTCTTATAAAATTTTGCTATACCTGAAGTATATTCATCCTCTGATTTTACAAGTAACTTTTCACCAGTAGTTTTCCCACCAATTAGTGCTTTTTTATCCAAAGAAGGAGTCCAATAATCTAACATTATTGGTTTGTCTTCTACTATAGATAATTTAGCAGCGTGCTTTAATGTAATATCAGATGGTAATTTATAATTGGTTTCACTTGCTGTTTTAACAGCTGTTTGTTTTTGTTCTGACATTTATATAATTTTAAATTATTAATCTTTAAATACTTATTTTACATTTTTAAATAAATATTAAAAATAGTGTAAATAATAATATTTTCAAATTATAAAAATGAAAATAATTGAAAAAGAAGACAATTATTCATTACATAATTTGGAAAATTATAAAAATAATTTAAATGTTTCTACAGAAGAAATTGTAAAAACTTACAAAGAAATAATTCATGATTTTTTAAAATTTATTTTAGAAAATTTAAAAATTAAAACTAATATGTATTCAAAATTTATAATAATAAGAGGTGTTGATACAATAACAAATGTCTTTAATATTATTTTGTACTATACAAAAAATTTAGAATTAACTTTTTATCATTGTCAAAAATCATATTATTATTATGTTGAGTTTATCGAACAAATATCAGAAGACCAACATGTATTTCTACAATTAAATTCTAGAGATGCTTCAACTTATGTGTTTAAAAAAACTATTTATGAATTGAAACATGATATAGTAAAAAATATAACATTTTGTAGTGATGAAAATAAAATTAAATTAGATAGTGTAAATGAATATATATATTTTTTGAAAAACACATTAGAATTAATTTTTCAAAAAATTGATTTGGAATATGACAATTTGGAGAAAAAAATAGAAATTATAAAAAAAATACATGTAATTTTTAATGTTATTTCTTTATTAAAATTAGATAAAAAAACTAGTAAAATATTATATTATTTTTTTGAAAAAATAACTATATTGGAAAAAGAAATTGATATTGATTTATATCTAGAAATATTGTTTGTTATAATGAGAAAAATCATAAAAAATACGAATAAAAGTATTCAAAATATAGAAAAAAATATATTAAATTATGATCGTGCCATAATGAAATTAGATTCAAATTATAATATAGATAAATTTATAAAAATCTTTATTTCGAATTAGCGAAATATAATGAAGAATATTTTTTCTATTAAGCATTCAAATAAACTATCTATCTTTAGAAAAAATATTTATATTATATATATTGAAATGGCTGTAGTTTTTGCTTCAAGTCGTCCAACTTCATCAACTTCATCATTCAGTTCTCTTTCAACAACTAATAACGAAATTACTAAAGAAGAATTGACATTAATTAAAGAGAAAGCAAAATTAACACCTGAAGAAAATCCAATTCGTATTAAACTTAGAGAAAATAATGATGTAGAACTCTTTTTGAGAGATAACAACAATGAGTTGGTTTTTTGCTCTTCTTTCAAAGAAGCAGTTCGTAAAGTTAATGAAGATTTTCAAAATGATATGAATTCAAATTTAATGAAACAATTTCAACAAAGTCGATTCTATAAACCAGGTTATAAATTACGATATGTAACCACTGATTTTTTTAATTTTATTAAAAGCGAAAGAGAAATATACAAAGGTATTTTTTTTTATTGGAATATTCCAGTTACAATGGCTCCTGAGACTGAAACTTCCAAAAAAAAATTAGCTAATTATTTAAAAGGAGGAAATTTGAATAAACGTAGAAAGAGTAAAGCTTTAAAAACAAAAAAGCAAAAAACAAAAAACAAAAAACAAAAAACAAAAAACAAAAAACAAAAAACAAAAAAGCAAAAAAACAAAAATAAAAAGTACTATTTTTTCACTGACCAATAAAATTAATCGAATATAATTAGATAGAAATATCGTTCTGTTATTTATCATTTGAATCACAAGAAACTATTATTTGTTTTCTTCTAATTTTCTTATTTTTAATTTTATTCTTATTTTCAATAACATTTTCATTATTTATATTTTGTTGGCAAATATTATTGTATTCAGTTTTCAATATTTTTTTTAAAAATTCATAAATTATCATTAGTATATATTCGTCACATTTTCCAACTATAAGAACACTTCCTGTTCTGAAAATCATAAAAGAAACCTCTTTTATATTTTTATGCGTTTCCATATTTTCTTTAGAAATTTGACTACCCGTTTGTTCTTCTGTACTTATATTTGGATCAAAATAAAATTTACATTGAACACCTGGGTATGTACATGAGTCGTAAATAGATTGGATATTATATTTATATTTTAATAAATCATATAAAGCATCGCGATTAATATAAAACCCGCAATTAAAATTTGAATTAATTAAAACAGTTTCACAATTTGTGTCCCTGTATTCTAATTTTTCATCGATATTTGGTTGTAAAATTTCAAGTACAAGATCTAATATTTTGTTGAACGATTCATCGTTTTGTATTCCAGGTATTTCCATTTTCCCTGTATTAAATACTTTCACGTGAAATTCTTTGAAAACAGAATTAATTTTTAATCGTAGAATTAAAACAAAGCAATTATAGAACGCACTCTTTTTTTTTGATCTATAACTCATAATATCTTTTTTTGATAATCCAATTGTAATTTTTCTTATATCCTTAAATTTTATACGTCCGTGTGGATTGTCTATATTTGTTATAATTTGTTCATCATAAAAGCTTATATTTTTTAATCTTTCTTTAATATCACTTAATTCTTCTGGTGTAGATGAATTGAATTTCATTTGTTTTTTAATGACACCATTCTTGGGTTCCATATATTGTATTATAGGTGTCAGCCAAAATAATTTATGTAAATTAATTGGAATATTCAAATAAGCAATTTTAGTTTTGGTTGATATATATATATCCGAACATTTAGCATCATAATTCTCATTTACTAATTCATTTTTTAAATTTGGAAAAATATATTCACCGTCACAAGTATTATCATTATCATGATAATAATCATCATCATCATCACAATTTAAATCAGTTGAAATAAAATTCTCCCATTCTTCATTGATATTCATTATTATAGTTAATTATCCTTTCTTTAAATTCTTTAAATAGATTAAAAATATATCAATTATTTTCTTTAATATAATATAAAGAATGCTTGTAACCCAAAATAATACCAATCATAAAAAAAGCAATATTATTCCAATTGTTATTAACAAAATACAACCATCAAAAGAAAAATTTAATCAATACAGTTTGAAAAATAATCTATTTGATCCAGCAAAAAGTTCACCACCAAATGAATTTATGCTGAAATTATATAATCGTGTTTCTGTATATGAAACATACTCTTTACCAGTTGTACAAAATTAATCATTTCAAATACCTCATTTAATAAACAAATCAAACAAATCAAACAAATGAAATCAGTTTTGTTAAAAAATAAAAGATTAGAGTATTATTATTATTATAATTTTGAGAAAGCATTAAATTTTCTATAAAGTCTAAAAAAGCACTTGTAATTTGAATACAATTATTACGAATAATATAATTTATGAAATCTTTTATTATATTTTTTTTATCTATATTATAATTTTTACTTATAAAATGAATATAATCACAGATATTCTGTATTTTATCCTTATTTTTAAGCTTATTTAAAATTTCTTCCCATATTTTATTTTCAATAATAAATACAACAGTTGTTTCAGTATCATTTATTTTTATACTGTCTTCTTTTTCTTTATTCGATTTGTTTTTTTTCGTCGCTTTTATTGTTTGTATGTTTAAGTTATTATTTTTTTTAATAATATCTTGATTTGACTGCATGAAGTTCAGCATACTTCTTAAATCTGATTTAAAAATTTTTTGAATGTTTATTAGTGTTTCTTCACTAAAATGTAAACCTTCTTTTTGTGATACATTGTTCAAAAAACAAATAATATGATCCTTTGGTAACTGATTAAATCTCAATCTTATAAATTCATTTTGTAATCCCTCGTCTATACGACTTATATAATTACATATTAAACAAAATCGAACAGATCCAGAATAATTTTGTAATAAGTACTTCAATGCTTGTTGAGCATTTTTAGTCATATAATCAACTTCATCCAATATTACAAATTTCATACCATTATTAAAAAGAGGTTTAGAATTAACGAAAGAACTAATTTGATTTCTAATTATATCTATACCTCTTTCATCTGAAGCATTTAAATGTATAATTAAATCTTTATTTTTAATATTTAATTTTGCTTGATAAGCATTGATTAAATTAATAATAGTTGTAGTTTTACCTGTACCAGGTGGACCATAAAATAATAAATTGGGAAAATATAATTTATCGATGATATTCTTTAGTATTTGTTTATTTAATGGATCCAAGACAATCCCTTCAAATTCAACAGGTCGATATTTTTCACAAAAAGGTATATATTCTTTATTTAAATTCATATTACTTCATTATTACCATCTTTTCTTTAATAAAAAATTGAATTTAAATATAAAAAATTATATTTACTTTAATAATGAATAAATATAATATTATGTCAGACTCATCATACAAATCAAGCTATTTAGAAATTATAATTGGCCCTATGTATAGTGGTAAAACTAGTAAATTATTAGAAATTTATAAGCAGTGTAACTATTGTGATATATCTGTGGCGGTGATAAATCATTCATATGATAAACGATATCATAATACATTATTATCAAATCATGATAAATTAATGATTCCATGTATACAATTAAATACACTGGAAGCATGGCATAATACTACAATGCCTGAAAATAAAATATTAAAAGATGCTGATGTAATTCTTATAAATGAAGGTCAATTCTTTCAAGATCTATATGAAGTCGTTATTGATATTTTAAAAAATAATAAGAAAGTGTATATATGCGGTTTAGATGGTGATTTCGAACGTAAAAAATTCGGAAATATATTAGATCTAATACCATATTGTGACAAAGTTACAAAATTAACATCTTTATGTTCTATTTGTAAAAATGGTAATTTGGCCATATTTTCATTAAGAATTACTGATGATATTGAACAAACTGTTATTGGCTCTGAAAATTATATACCGGTATGTAGGTTATGTTATGATATACATTATAAAAATTGTAAAAAATAAGTGTCTCGATATATATATAATTAAAACAATTTAAACTCATTTTTTCAATTAATAAAAATTTAAATGGTAAGAATTAAAAAACAACGATTAAAAACACTTATTGAAGAACCAAATGTAGTTGAAGAACCAAATGTAGTTGAAGAACAGCATGTAGTTGAAGAACAGCATGTAGTTGAAGAAAATTTTTTAGTTAAAGATGATGTTGTTAAATCAAAACGTGGAAGAAAATCAAAAAAATACATTCAACAACAACTTGAATTACAAAAAGAAGCCAATAATAATATATTTTATGATTCTCAAGAAGTAAATTCTAATGATGATAATTTATCAAATATGGTCATTAATACTAGTATAAATGAATTGAATGTAGATCAAATAAAATCGCCTGCTAAAAAAAGAGGTCGAAAACCAAAAGGGGGTAAAATTGTACAACAACCGTTGCTAATTTCCAATTTAAAAGAAAGTAAACCTAATATAATTTTACATCTTAAGTGTTCTTTAAAAGATTTAGAAAATAACTTAATGTTAAATAACATTGATTCATATAATTTTAATTGTAAAGGTGATTTAACGTATGATATTATTTCTGTAAACAATAATTTTAAATCACTTGAAAATGATAATGTGAATAATAACTTACCTAATAAATATAATGATTTTAATAAGGATAATATTCATAATGATGAAATATATAACGAACACGATGATGTTAATTATGAGAATAATGAAAAAATAAATAATGATATTGAAATAAAAGAAATATGGAAAAAATTAAAAACTCTAGAGCATAATTTACACATTAATAATATTAGTGATAAAAAATCAGCATGTTTTTGGTGTACATATGATTTCGATACGCCTCCGATTTATATACCAAAACATCTTATTAAAGATTCCTATCATGTGTATGGATGTTTCTGTAGTCCTGAATGTGCTACTTCTTTTTTAATGGAAGAAAATATAGATAGTTCAACAAAATTTGAACGATATCATTTAATAAACCATATATACTCAAAAATCTATGATTATAAAAAAAATATTAAACCGGCACCAAATCCATTTTATATGCTTGAAAAATATTATGGTAATTTAAGTATTCAAGAATACAGAGCACTATTCAAAAATGATCGATCTTTTTTGATTGTAGATAAGCCTTTAACAAGAGTGTTACCAGAATTTCATGAAGATAATGACGATTTTATTATAAATAACAAAATTATTCCTTCAAATACATACCAAATCAAAAAGAAGATACAGAATAAATATCAAACAAAAAGCAATATACTAAATGAAAAATTTGGCATTTCTAGTTAAATTTCAATTTTATGGATAAACTAATTCCTTATTGGTTCATAATGACCACCATTCCAATATAGGTGAATAGTTTTTTCATAATTATTATTTAGTGGAATAAATTCAATAATTCTATTGTCGTTGTCTCTATAATTTGAAACGTTGATTTGAAGTTTCCAAATATTACAAGCACTTTGTATCTCAATTGCTCCACCCCAAGTTGACGACAATCTCATACTTGTAATGTAATTTGTTGAATTTCCATTTTCTAATGCCAGAACTTCATGAGTTTCCATACCGTGAATTATCGGTTTATTTGCTTCTAAAAAATCACAAATCATTTGTCTAATCGTGTAACTATCCTCATTTACAAAATAACTCAAACTATTGAATAAACAACTCATTGTATTTAAAATTTGTATATTATAATAAATAAAGATTAAATAAAGATATAATTATATTATAAATATTTATAATATTATTACAAAACATGAAGAAATTTATAGATAAATTGCCTCAGGATATTATTTATATTATCATTTCTTATACTTATAATTTACAAAATAAAGAGTTATTAGATGATATTCAAAACTACACTAAAGCAAAAAAAGAGCTTTTTCATAATTATTATGATTATTGGATTTCATATATAAATGAAGAAGAACCTGAAGATAAATATTGGTTGATAAATGATTTAATATCATATACTAATAATTATAAAGCCACTATGTATGGTTACACAAATAATTTTTACGATATATTTTATCGTAATTTATTGCTTAAAACTAATCAAGATGTGGACAAATATATTATCAATTTAGATAATAAAAATGCGAATTCTCAAATAAACATCATCTTGGGACTATTGACTAAACAAGAACGAGATGAATTTATTTGTAATACTTATTTTACGAAAGTGATTTGATAATTGATCAATTATTTTTTTTCAGAACGTTCATTATAATCTCTCATTGTTTTGTCTAATTTAAAGCGGATTTGTTTATATATTTCTTGATTCAGATGTTTTTTATCAATATATGTTTCTTTTTTATCAGGTATTCCAAAATATTTTTTTATAACAGTTAAGTGGTCATAATTATTTTCAATCAATTTTTCTTTTGCAATTGTTTCGCTATAATCAGTTTGCCGCATTATTATTTGAATTTGTTCGTCTATACAAATTATATTCTCACTCATATATGAGATTAATAAATTATTTTTTAAATCATATTAAACGAATAATTTTATATATAATATAATAATTATAAAATGATGAGCAAATTTAAAAAAAATAATACAATTCCTCTTAATACTGAACCATTATTAAATGATCTAAATAAAATGTTAAAAACTGGAATTAATGATTTGCTAATAGATGTTATGAATAGATATGAAATGCTAGAGGAAACTCATAGTGCTCTAATGAATTTACCTAGCATTAAAAAGTCCCTCAAATCTGTTTCTTTATTAGAAGGAGAAACTTTTGATAATTTTATTCATGATGACGACAATATGAATACCGTGTCTATTGCTAATGATGTTTTTGATGATGATCATAATATTTCTGATATTGAACCATTAAAAATAATTATAGAACAAAAACTTCAAGATGAAATTGTTAAAATACAAACTTTAAATAATGAAATGTTCAATAAATTAATTATCCAAATAGAAGACTTGAAAAATGAAATTACTAATTTAAAAAACAACACTTCAAATAATGATCAATTTAATAATGAAAAAGAAAATATTAGATTAGAAATAGTTGAAGAAGAAGTTGAAGAAGTCGAGGAAGTCGAGGAAGAAGAGGAAGAGGAGGAAGAGGAAGAAGAGGAAGAGGAAGAAGAGGAAGAGGAAGAGGAAGAAGATGATGTTAAATCTGTGGAGACTGAGACCAAAAACGATTCTGATTGTGAAGAAGATGAAGAAGAATTATTTGAGATTGAGATAAACAGCAAGACTTATTGTACAGATAATGAAGATAATGGTTTTATTTTTGAACTGGACAAAGATGGAAACGTGGGTAAAAAAGTCGGATATTTAAAAAACGGTGATGCTTTTTTTGTGTAATTTACATTTTAGGAAAGTAGAATTATAATATTTTTTTATAATAAATGGTAAAATTGTGTACTCCAGCAATTATTTATTTACTATTTTCATTTACTCAAATACTTATTGATACGTTTAAGGGATTATACAATACAGCATTGATTAAAATAATTGTAATGGTAATGATTACATATTTATTACAAATTTTATGCGATCGCGGATTAAATATTGTGTCTTGGATAATAGTGTTTATACCTTTTATTCTTATGACAGTAATTGTTACTATGATTTTGTACATTTTTGGCTTGGATGCCAGCACAGGAACCGTAAATTATAGATGTAAAGATTCAAAAGATAATAACGTACATATTGATAAACAAGGAAACGTGAAAATTTATGATCCATATTACGATAGTAACAATCACCCAGTTTATTTCAAATATCCAAATGTGATTGTTCCAACCCCACCTACACATCCATATGTTTATAATGGATCTACTCAACCATCTATATATCCATCTACGCAATTAGTACCTCCGCCACAAAATTACTCGAGCAGTCCAATGTTTCAATAAATTATTATTATAAATAATATAAACAAATAATAATAATTATAATAAGACCAATAATAATATGTTATTCAGTAGATTATCATCTTTAATTCTATATTTTTATTTATTTTATCAATATTTAAATAACAAATATCCTGAAAAAATACAAACAATTATCATAAATGTAACGTATTCATGTGTATATATATATAGTAAATGTCAAATTGGGTTGTCAAAAATGTCAAACATTGTATCTTTTTATATGATAAAATATCTACCAAATATTTATGAATTAATTACAACTCAATATAATGAAAATCATCAAAATGAATTATGGTTTACCTTTGTATTAAATAATGATCCAATCATAACAATGAGTAAAACAGAGTTACTTTATAATTTAGAAAATAAAAATAATGATAAAGCTTGTGATGACTGTAATGATGATGATGCTGGTGATTTTATATTAGATGGTTTTGATTTAATTCTTATTCGCGATAATAAAAATAACATTAAAATAGTGAAGAAATCTGAATTTAATTTTGAAAATATTAAATCAAATAATTCTGATGTATTAAAAATAGAACCAGTACAATATAAACCAATATTATGTGAGTTATTAATTGAAGATGATAATATTAAAATCGATTTTAAAGATAAAATTGGGAATTACAATTATTTAATTTTAAATAATTCGTTTGATTGTAAATTTCTATCTTATTTTATGAAACAACATTATAATATATTAGATATAGAAGATTACACACTTAGAGTGTTAGATGATAGTGTAAACACGATGGAATTTGATAAAACCAACGTTTTACATATTGGGGAAAATAAATTAATACAAATATAAATATAAAAAAATAATATAAAAAAAAAATGAAATATTAATTTACTTATGGATTCCCAAGAAAATACAATTATACTAGAAACAGAAATGGAAGTTGAATATAATAAACCATTGGAAGAATTTAATAATTTATCAAACAAGTGGACTCTTTGGGCACATTTACCTCATAATACGGATTGGAGTATAAAAAGTTATGTAGAAGTTTACACATTTGGAACAGTGGAAGAAACTATTGCTGTGACAGAAACACTTCCTCCTGTTTTGGTTGAAAATTGTATGTTGTTTTTAATGAAAGAAGGCATTAAACCTACTTGGGAAGATCCACAAAATAGAAATGGAGGTTGCTTCTCTTATAAAGTTTCCAATAAAAATGTAGCAAAAGTTTGGAGAGATTTAACATATCTTATAGTAGGACAAACTATAAGTAATCAATCTTCTTATGTAAATAAAGTCACAGGTATTACTATTTCACCAAAGAAAAATTTTTGTATAATCAAAATATGGATGTCTGATTGTTCAAATCAGAATCCATCAGTTGTTACAAGCGAGTTAAAAGGATTAACTCATGAAGGCTGCTTATTTAAAAAACATACACCTGAATACTAAACGAACCGTAACATTTTTAACATAATAAAAACTATATAAATATTTTTTATTATATCTAGATAATAGTATATGCCTAATTGGTGTTATAATTACGCTGAAATAAAATGTCCTGATAAAGATATATATATCAAACTAATAGATTCAATTACAAATAAATGTTGGTTTACTACATTCGCTCCGTTGAATGTTGGTATAGAATCAGAAAATGAAAACGCATGGGAATATAATCAAGCAAAAGAAATATGGAAAACAAAATGGAATCCAGATGATGTAGAAATTGTAAACAAAGATGATAATTTGTATAAAATAGAAATTACTTTTGAAACCGCGTGGACACCTCCTACAGGTGTTTATAGTATTATGAATAAAAAATATAAAATAGAAACAATAGCTTATTACGAAGAATTAGGATGTGAATTTTTTGGGGAATGTATTTTTTCTAATGATCAAGAATTAGATGAAACGTATGATATTCCGTCGAATAAAGAAGAATTGAATGAAATACGGAATATAATTGGAAGAGAATTAGATGAATTTATGAGTTCTACTTGGGAACAATTGGAAGAGCAGTGGCAACAAGAAGATGATGATGATGATGATGATAATGATGACAGCGCTCATATATATTGAAGACGTTTACACCTTTTACAGCAAAAACAAAAAGTGATAAGATACTAGAATCAAAATGTATAATTTATTCTTTATACCCACACTTTAAACATTCTATATTTATTTTGTATTCACAACGACAATTTTCTGTGAATGACGTAGTACCTCTACATTCTCTACATTCCCTAACGCATACTTCGGTTTTATTTATATTTCCATTACAATCATCCTCACGATGAATATTATTATATATTTTTGGAATACCATATTTCAACCCTTCAAATTCTACAAAATCATTCCATTTTTCAAGTTTATTTATTTTACATATAAGCTGATTTATTTTTACATTATGTGAAAGTATTTCCTCTTCAAGTTTTTCAGTATCTTGAATATATAAGTCAATATTTATACCATCAAGTTGAGTAAATAGAACGTATGAATAACTATATGTTGTTCCACGTTTAATATAAAAGTTTTCATACCCAAAACGAGTGTGTGTTTTTCCTCCAATTTTTATTTTTCTATTTGTTTTATAATTTATTCCTATCTTCCATTTTTCATAATTTTCAATCGACTTTGTGATTTCTTTGTATTTTTCAAAATCTTCTTTATTATATCTATCTTTATATGATCGTTCATCTTTTATTATTGGATATTTGCGTATAATACTATCTTCCATACTTTAATTATTTATTTATATAAATCACTTTATAATACAAATCAATTTTATATTTAATCGGCATTTTTATAAGTGTAAAACACAGGCTAATTATATGAAATCATAATTGTAGTTAGTTAGGAACTGGAAATGGGCGTTGATTACCTTCAATCACTAAAGGTTCTGGAATATAAATTGGTCCCTTTTTATAAATATTAGCACAACATAAATTTTTTAATTCAGGTGTGAAAGCAGGAGCTGGATTCACAAGATTTGTTGAGTTAATTCCAAATAAAAACGATTCTATGTCAGGAGCATTTTTCGACATTTGATTACCTGGAATTTGACCAGGTAATAAACCTGTTCCAGGTAGTCTTGTATCGTACGCAGCGCCATATTGAGAATTAGGATATAAAGTATAATTTCGAGAATGTTGATACTCTTTTTCTTCTAAACAATAATTACCTGGTGTATTTTTACTGCGAGTTGAAGCCATTTGTATTGTTATTTATATAATTTAAATATATTATTTTTTAACAGTTCTAATTTATCGATATTTATAATTCCATTATTATTGTAAAAATCACATATACATGGATAAAATAAATGTAAATTATCATATGAAAATAAAGTAATGAAACCTATCATGTCTTTATCTGAATTACACTGTAAATTAGTACCCATAAAATTACTAGCATCTACCAATTGATTTGTTAGGATATTCAATATATCTTTTATTTCTTTATTTGTATTCATCAAATCATATAATTGACATATTCGTTTATTTATTATATCCTCAAGAAAATCATCTAAACCAAAAATACAAATCAAATCATATTTGTAAATAATATTCACAATTTGTTCTTTTTCTTCATCAGTTATTACATTAAATTTTTCAAATAAATTTATATCATTGTATGTAATTTTATGATCTAATTTAATAATATTATTCATTAATAATTTTATTAAATACATTCTTTTATTTTTAAGTTATTATTCTAAATAGATTGAAATTCTGTATGCTTGTTAAAATAATCTACGTCGCGAGTTAATTCGCGTGATGGTACACCGCCGCGAATCCATCCTTCTGAAGCAACACCTTCAACACAATTAGCAGGATTAGTAACTTTATCTTTAATAACAGATAATAATGGCGTTGCGTGATATGTAGCATAACTTTTTTCACTTAAATTTGTAACACTTTTTTTATTAACAATTTGCTCTCCTTGTTGTATTTGTGATTCCATTACAGGATTTACAGAACCTCTTCCTAAATATGGAACTGTAGCGAAAGGACGTTGAAAAAGATCAATGTGACATCTTGGGTGTGTTTGAATTGTACCAATCAAAAGCTCAGATGAATCATCGATATTACATCCACCTGACCCACTTCCATAACCACCATTATACATAATACCTGGTTGAGAAGTTGCTAATTGTCTTGGCAATTTCATACTACAATCTGAAGAAAAATAATTTTGTAACATATAATTAGCATATTCTACGTTTTGGATGTCGGATTGTGATTTACAACAATCGTCCAAACCTATTCTACTCATATTATCAAATGTATAACTAGAAAGATTAGCCATTTTTATATAATATATATATATTAATTACATTATTTTTCTAAATAATAACAATATATAGACATCCAACTCTTGAACATTTTATTAATAAAGTGTATACCGATAATTGTCTTGAACACGAGCAATAGCACCTTCTGGTGTACTTTCTTTTCCAGAATATTTTAAATCACTATACAAGTATTGAGCAAAAGCACCTTGATCGTTTGCTACTCTGGTATTAGCAGTACTATAAAATAAGCGATTCGATTGATCTAATTCAAAATTATTCCACAAATCACCAAACAATTGTTTGTTTGTATTTTTGATTCCAGGATTCATGAATTGGACTGATTTCTTAACATTTTTTGTAATATCTTCTTCAATTTGAGGATTAAAACTGGGTGGTGCGGATTCTCTATTTGGTGTATCCATAATATCAGTTAACAGAACATTACTAAAAGGATTTTTTTTGGTACCTTCGGTAAATTCACTTCTTACAACACTTTCTAAAGTTACTGGATTGGTTATGATATTGGTTTTATTGTTGTCAAATAAACCAGTTACTTCATTACCTTCTACTTGAAATCCTTCGTCTAAATTATGTTTTCGCATCTTATACAAAGCGAAAATAACAATCAATGTAATTACACCAATAATTAGTATTTTATTTGATCGAGTTAAAATATATCCTAAAATAGTTACTAAAATGATAAGTCTTGTAATAGCATTTATTTTTTGTTCATAAGACATATCCTGGCTAGGCCATAATTCAGATAAATATTTATTATTAAATAATATCGTAGGATCATTTGTCCAAATATCTATTGTTGCCATTCTTATATATATCCACTTTTAAAAAAAAAGCGGTGTAAAAGTATTAGAATGAACAAATTTTTGATTTTTTTCCAAAATATTGTATCACATCTAAAAATACCTGTCAATGATTTTACATTCTGATTGTTGTGATGAAGATGTTTCTAATTTTTTACACAGTTCTAAAAAAATATTTATATATACACTATTATTTTCGTATTGTCTACATGTATACAAGTCAAACGACATGTAGTTTTTTTCTGGAAAAGTATGAACAGATAAATGTGATTCTGACAACAAAAAAATAAAACTACAACCTTGTGGATAAAATTCATGATCTGTTTCGCCTAATATTGTATAATTATTAGCAATACATATATCCTTACATAACAATTTCAGATCTAATTTATTATTCAATAAACTTGTATTTTTAATTTTTTTGAAATCGCAAATCAAATGTTTACCTGAACTATTGTTATTTTCAAACATTATATAACTTATTTTATATAATGTTTTCATTTTATATTCTTTACGAACATTGTATTAACAATATAGTTGTCTTATATTTTTTATGTATCCTTCTTTAAAGTTTTTCCGATATCATTAAATAATAATTCAAGTTCCTCATCAGAAATCGGAGGTGCTGTATTGTTTGTAATAACAGGTAAAGGGTTTTGTTGTAGTTTATCTTGTATCTCCTTCATCTTTTTATTCATATCTAATTTTGATCTCATGCGTTCTCTCGTTTTTGATAGTCGCATTTGTTTATTCATTTCTGAAACCATTGCTCCTTGATTTATTTTACTTCCTTTACCCAAATTAAGCATATCAGCCATAGCCTTCATGTCTCCCATGTCTCCCATGTCTCCCATGTCTCCCATGTTGCCCATACCCATTTTACTTAACATAGACTGAATACCATCCATACCAGGAATATTCTTCATCTTGCTCATAATATCAGTAGCTTCGCTCATCAAATCATTTTGATTCATTTCTCCTGATTTAATCTTTGTATCCAATTTTTCTCCTACTGACTTTATTAAATCCATCAATTTATTTGGACTGCTGAATAATTTACTAAAAACGTCATTCATATCAGTGATTCCATCAAAATCCAAATCTAAATCTTTCGCAGTCTCTTCAGCTATTTCCTTGGCTAAATTACCAATATTACCATTCATCATTTCATTCAGATGATTATGTACGTCAGCTGGTTGAGGTAAATCTTCTATAGTTGTAAGAGTCATTTCATTACTATTTCCATCATTTTTATTGGTTTCGAAAGTTTCTTGCATTTTTGAAAATGTTTCTTCTAATTTATTTTTAAATTCAGTTTCGTCTATTTGCTGAAATAATTTTGCTGTATCTCCAAAAACTTCTTTGTTATTTACAGTCTTTATGATAGAAAATAAAATTAATTGTAAATACTTCCAAATTGTGTTTTTTGTATTTTCACTAATATCAAATTGCCATATATCTTTAAAATGAATATGTGGTAAAAATTCTGTATCAATAGTAGATTTTTCATTGAATATTTCTTCATTTTGATACAGTATTTCAAAAAATCGAGGTGGATATTTTTTTTGACAAAACGAAAATAAGATTTTAACGCAAGTTTTTTCGTACTTTTCGATTGTCTTTAATCTTTCTTCATCTTCTTCAATATAATCAAAATTTGTCTTATCCTTCCACCATTTATTAATAATTGGCAGATACTCAGGAAAAGTTCTTTTCATATCACGGATAAAATCACTAATTATTTTTGTAAATTGCTCTGGAATTTCAATTTCTTGGGTAATATCAGACATTTGTATTTTAATATATATTTTTTTATTTATATTAAAATTTTAATTAAATATTTTATATTTTTGTTTATTCTGGTAATCTAACATAAAAACCTCTTAAATCACCTGTATCATCACCAAAATTACTATCAGTAAACTCACTGAAGATACTCGATCTATTCAAAGCATCACGAAAACTAAAATCATCATCATCAGGATCAAGCACTTTGTAACCACCATCACCGCCACCACCACCATCAACGCCACCACCACCATCACCGCCACCACCACCATCAACGCCACCACCACCATCACCGCCACCACCACCATCACCGCCACCACCACCATCCCGCTTTTTCTTTCTAAAAAAGATAGAATAAATAAAGAAAATAAATAAAGCTAAAATAAAGACAATTAACAATACTATAGCAGCTACGTAATATGAATCGTTGATTTGTGTTTTATTATTTTTAATATCCAAAACGATTAAGTATACAATCAATAATACTAGTAAACATAATAATCCATAAACAAATTTATTTTCACTTGGTGTACCAGAATCCTTATTTGCGACTCTAAATAATTTATTCATCGCGATGGTTATTATTAAAGCAGTCGTTGATATGAAAAAAGTTTTACATTCAAACGAGTTATTATTATTCTCATAATTATATAAATACAAACTAAATGCTATTAATCCAATGACAATTTTAATTATAATTAATATTGGTATTAAAATGTTAAAATTAGTTCCTAATTGCTCCAAGAAATTTAATTCAGTTAGTGTAGACTGGTTTTTAAAAACATGTATTTGTATTATTTTCTGAATTATTAAAAATAAACATAAATCATAAACAATTAAACATGTTAAACATAAACTACTTGTAATTAACCAATAATCGACTAATTCTACACTACTAATACTACTACTACTACTATTATTTGCAGCAGTAGTTGTATATATAACAAATAACACAAATAAAATACAATATATATTTAAAATAACAAAGAATAGTAACACTAAGTAAATATAACAAGTTTGTGGACTAATACTAAAATTCAATCTATTAGACGCTAACAACTTATTTTGTAACGTTGAACTTGTAATCAATGGTATAAATAATAATGTTGAAAAAAAAAATATTATACCTGATGCTATTAATATTATTTCTTCATTTGTTAGTATTAAAGTAACATTGGGTTTAGTCATATATATTATAAATATTATATATTATTGTATAAAATAGCAAGTTTCGTTAAATTTTGTATATATTTCATAGTTTTATCTTGATTTTCTTTCGTCATATCTTTAATTGGACCACGCAGACGATCAATACCTTCCATTATTTTTCCAGCAAATTCTGCTTTTGATAAATCATTCGTATAATCCTTATCCATAAAAAAACTCAAATCACCTGATTCAATTTGAACCAAATACATGTCAACAATGTATTGTTTCCATATTTTTATTATCATTTTTGGATTTGCTTTTCTTATCATTAAAAGTGAATTTTTAGCAGTCAATAAACCAGCGTCTTCAGGAAAAACCTTTTGTACATCCGAAATAAATTCTACAAAATGATCGTTAAACGCAGATAATATATTTGTTGCCATTTTTATTAATTTTATTTAGTTTTTATATTTAAATTGTATTTTTATAATTATTTATAACTAAATTTAATGATTATAACTAGTAAAATAAACAATTTGTTGAACAAATACATGTTGCATCTTCTAAATTACAGGCCGTCTAACACCTGAAATGTTTTGTAACTCTTGTTCTCGCTGTTGCTGCAATTGTTCAACAGTCAGTCCTTCTGGTATTTTGTTTGATTTATAATCATGCTCATCTGTAGGACATTCTATATTAAGATTACCATTCGAATTTAAATCAACATAATTATGCATTTGTCGCATCCCTCCATTTCCCTTTGCCGTTAATGATTCAGCATCCATATCCAAAAAACTATATTGATCAGAAACTATATCAGAAAATCCACCGTTCCCGAATGAAAATGCTGTAGGTTCCATATTATTTTGAGTAGCTTGTTTTACCATTTTTTCTTGAGCAGGTTTAAAATATTGCATGATTGCGTCTCCATAAAGAATATTATAACCCTGTGATAATAATAACAATGCGGGGACCCTATTTATATTATCAGGCATCAAAATTTTATTCCCGTTTTCAAGTACTATAAAAGTTTTATTGTTCTCTTTGACACGTTTATCTATACAAATAAAATGTATATCATTTTTCATTTCCGTTTTTGCTATATATTGTAAAAGCTTCCTAGAATGTTCACAAAAATTACTATAGTATAAAATTGTGCTCATAATTTTATTATTATTTATGTAATAATATTTAACTTATTTTATTTTAACTTATTAAAAAAAATGAATTAATAAAATTATTTATTGATATAAATATAAATTAATATAAAATCATATATTATGAACCCTCATATTGATAATTTTAACAATAAAAATGATTTATTATCATTTACCCTAAATGGAGTGAATGTAAGTATTGCGAATTCTATACGTAGAACTATTTTATCCGATATTCCAACAGTAGTTTTTAAAACAAGTCCTTATGAAGAATGTAAAGCCAAAATTTTTACTAATACTAGCCGACTTAATAATGAAATTTTAAAACAACGTCTAAGCTGTATTCCAATTCATATCCCAGATTATGAAAATATTAATCTAAAAAATTATTTACTCGAAGTAAATGTTGAAAATACCACAGATACTACAATGTATGTTACAACCGAACATTTTAAAATTAAAAATTTAGTAACAGATTCCTTTTTAAGTGAAAAAGACACTAGAAATATATTTCCGCCAAACGATTACACTAGTTATTTTATTGATTTTGTTAGATTACGTCCTAAACTTTCAGATGATTTACATGGCGAAAAAATTCATTTAACTTGCGAATTATCAATTGGAAATGCTAAGATGGACGGAATGTTTAACGTAGTTTCAACTTGTTCTTATGGAATGACTCCTGACGAAATCGAGATGGAAAAAGAATTAGCTAAAAAAATACAAGGGTGGAAAAACGACGGTAAAAATGAATCTGAAATTGAATTTGACAGTAAAAACTGGAAATTATTAGATGGATTACGGATTGTTAAACCAAATAGTTTTGATTTTATTGTAGAATCAATTGGCGTGTATACTAATATTGAAATTATGAACAAGTCGTGTGATATTATAATGAAACGGTTCCATGATTTGGATACACTTATTGACACGGATGAAATAGAAATAAAAAAATCAACTAATACAATGGCAAATTGCTTTGATGTTATTTTGGAAAATGAAGATTACACTATTGGAAAAGTATTAGAATATATATTATATGAAAAATATTTCGAAAATATGAAAACTGTCACATTCGTTGGTTTTAAAAAATACCATCCTCATGATAGTGAAAGCATAATTAGAATTGCGTTTGTGAATCCAGTCGACGTTTCCACAATTAAAGGTTATTTAAAAGAATGTATTCAAGATGCTGTAAATGTTTATAAAAAAATTACAAAAGAATTTGTAAAATCTGAATAGTCTATTTTGCGGATCTAATCTACAAAAAATAGAAAATGTCTATAATAATAGTGTTAAATAATTATAGACATTTTATCGATTGTTACGCATATAGATAAAGAAATTAACATAACAATCTGTTTATACTATATTTGAATTAGTACTGACATCATCATCATGTTTTTTTATGTTGTAATTCAAACTATGAATTAATAATTTACCATCTAACATATTCACATAATCAATAACTACTTTCATTGTCACATATAATTTCTGTTCCTTCAACGTTGTAGTATAATTTCGATGAATATTAAACATATGTGTTCTATATTGTTCTGAAAATTCTTTCAATGGTTTTTCTTTTTTCATATAACACGAAACATAATTATCATACAATGTATTGGTAAATAAATGTATTTGATCTCTAAACATGGAAAATTCTTTTTTATTTTCAGGATAAAATTTCAAAAAAGTAGCCACTTTTCCTTCTTTTCTTAAAGCTAAATAATGAAATTGTAATTTTGGTTGATTTCCACGTAATTGTCTTACCTCTTCATATACTGGATTTCTTATTTTACATCTTTCACCAGTTTGTTTATTGTATAAAACAAATCCTACTTTATCGTAACTAGTATTCATTGAAGCATATTTGTCAATCAAATCAGTGTATGTTTCAAAATTATAAGCCTCTGGAAATTTTATTTTAGCATCAAACCAATCAATATTCTTAACTTTTTCCAAGTCATTATAATATACCTTAATGTTATTTTTATCACTATTATCGATATAATATACAGCAACTAGATATAATTGAGATGTTTTAAAAGGCACTACAATACGATTACCAGGATGTTGTAAAACAAAACTATACGAATATAACCTATTTAAATTTTCCAATATCAAATTATTTTCTTTTGCTGCTTGTAAAAACATCGACCTAAAAGTTTTATTTTCATTGGATTTGAAAAAAATGGAACTCGCTCCTACTGTATTACGCGTAGAAATTTCCCAAGCACCTGTCAAACCAATCGTTTGATCAAAAAATACATTTATCATTGTACCTTCTACAAATTCTTCTGCTATTATGTGTTCCTTTTTTTCTGGATACATCTTAATAAATTTATCAGCCATAATTGATTTAGGGGGTGCAAAACCAACTATGTTATTTTCACTATTTACAATTACAGACCTACAAAGACCATGTGTAGTAATTAAATCATTATTTAACATATCTTTATCATAACTAATAATTTTATATTTTTGATTATTTTCTGTTTTACAATCTATTTTTTTTAATTTTAGAATACTTGTACATTCATTCTTATCATCCAATAGTTCATTAAAGCCTTTTATATCTCCTAAATTAATATAGAAACAATTTGACATAATTTTATTTATTATATTATGATGTCTTTATACTTTATTTACTATAGTTTTTACTTAAGCATAAAAATATCTAACATAAATATAGAACACTTAATTTATGTCAACCAATAAAAATGAAAATACACAAACAAAAGAAACGATTATTAATTTACAATTAGGTGACGTAATACAAATATTTGATCCGAAAAATGATTTGATCAATGAACAAACCTTTTACATTGATTATATTGATAAAACTAAAATGATATTGATAAATGATAATTCTTTAGAAATTCTTAAATTAAAAATTGATGAAAATGGAATTATTGGTGATGGGACAATTACTAAAATTATTATCAAGTATCGAAATCCTGTTAAAGGTTATGCTAGACAACACAAATACACTCCAAATACATGTGTAAATATTTACTTTGGAGGTGATTTACCATTCATCATAACAGGAGAAATCACAAATCTAGAAAATGATATGATTGAAATTAAGATGATTGATGGTGATGTCATCTATATTAATTTTGATTATAAAGGCATTCCTGAAGATTTACCCATTGAACTTATTGAAATAAGAGATAAACCATGTTTAGCTAAAAAATCATTATCAGAAGAAGAAGATATTATTCCTGAAATCATGGTAGAATCAGCAGTAGTAGCCACAAAACCCGTTCAATTACAAATTCCAGTTGAACAAGTGAAAACACAAATAAGAGAATTTATTATAAAAGCAGACCAAATACAATTTGGCAATGAAGTATTGGGTCCAATTGTTCAATTTGTAGATGTTTATGGAAAATCGGAACGTTATAGTATAGAAAGTCAAACCAATGATTTATTGGATGAATTATTATCTACTATACCGAACAGCGATCGTACAAATAGAGTATTGAATAATATTCATAATATGATTGAACGATTCGTTCAATTGAGAGAAAAATTCTCTCTTTTTGATGAATATGGTAGTGTAAATGGGTTTATAAAACATAGTCCTGACGATAAACCTATAGTAGAATATTTCAATAATTTTAATATTAATTTATTGTGGTTGTTACCAGTCGTTAAAAACGAAAAAAAAATCTATTCGGATACTTCTTTAATAAAAGAAAATGAAGAACAATCAGACGTAATAAACATAGAATTAAATGATGATCTTGAAAAAATAAAAATGTTAATTGAAAATTATAAAGCTAATAATTTACCGAATGAACAAAATAAGTATTCATCACTTTATAAGGAATTAAACCCATTTTTTACACCTTTTAATGAAATTAACGAAGAATATATTTCAGAAATAATGATTGAAAAAAAGACAAATTGCGATTTAAATGTAATTATTGATAATTTGGGTGATTTTTATTCTAGTGTATTTTCCAGTAATCAAGTAAATATTAAGCGATTTGTAATACAAAAATATAATTTAGGCCTTACCAAACTAGAAGCTACAAATTTTAAGGGTTCAAATTTTGAATCTGTACGTGTAAAATTAACGCAACCAGACGAAATTTTTTTAAAATCAATCTTAACACTTCCAGAACCATTTATTCAATTTTCTAGAATTAATTTACCAGGAACAACTATTTTAAATCGTGCTAATTTAAATGAGATTTTTATCAATTATTGGCAATTTCTAAAAAAAAATACCAATGTTGAAATAATTAATGTAGACAATTTAAATAATATTGAATATAATGAAAATAATTTTGTTAATAATATTAAATCTTATGTAAATAATTTGTCAGAAGATGACAAAAAAGGCTTTACTAAACAAGAGCTTTATCATCAATTTATAGACACTATTATCCCAAAAACAAAAATTTTGTTTAATTTAATGAAAAAACATATTCAAGGAAAATTGTCTCTTGTAGATGTAGTAAGTTATTTAGAACCTTTTTTAATTTACAGCGATAATTTGACATATAATCAATATAAAACAATCACCCAGTTTATTAGTGAAAAAGTTTCAGAATATAACAAACTTTTTGTAGAAAATTCAAAATTGTTTTATAGTTTAAAAAATTTTAAAAGTATTAATAATGTCAAATTAAGCCCATACAATGCTTTTCCTATAATAAATATTATTACTGAAAAGAATAATGTCAGGAAAACAGTATTCGATCAATATGATATTGACATTACTATAGATTTGACAAATAATAATAGTAATCTTTTTACAAATAATGAAATACAAAGGAAGCTAATTTTAAAAGATTATTCTAAATTATATACTACAGCTTTGTCTATTCAAAATATACAATTAAAATTTCCAGATGAAATTGGTGCGATTTTTGACGATGAAAAACAAAAATTAAATGCTGAAATTAAAAATAAATCAAAAGATGACAGTTGTCGAGATGATCGTAATCATAAAACAATCGCCAAATTGTATTTTAATAGAGATGAGTTATTAAATGATAATAAAAAACAAGTATTTTTTGATAAAAAATATGACACTACAAATTATGGTTTACTTGATGATTATGAAAAAGAAATGTTCACGAAAACTCCTGAAGATTTCATTATATTTTTAACAAATAAATTAAAAAAAGATTTAAAACTAAACGATGAAGACGCTGATTATTTATCAGATACGTTAATAACTGGATATAAAAAAGTTTTAAATGGACAATATGCTATATTGAAGATAGTGAATGAAAAAGGTATACATTTCGAATATTATGTGCGTAAAAATAATGAATGGTTTTTATCTCCGAATGAAGATAGTGATTTCATTCAAGATGATTCTAATGTATTTTGTAATTTACAAGAAAAATGTTTTAGTATTCCTGAAAAAAACGGTGATAAATGCGAAAGTATGGAAATAAACAAAATGGAATTACATGAAGATATGTTAAAAGAAATAATCAATGAATTTGATAAAAAATATTATGAATCGAAAACAGAATTTGAAGAAAAAATACATAAAAAATATGATTATTTATACGAAAATCTCAAAATTATTATGAAAATTGATAATGAAAAAATGTTGAAATATAATAATCAAAAATATAATCTTGGTTATGCTTTGGATAATAATGAAAGTATTAATACTAATAACATTATCATTTCGCCATTTTCTAAATATAGGGATTTGATATTAGGTCAATCTGATATGATCAAGAAACAGCATGATATAATTAAATTCGCCAATTTATGTACGCGTTCTTTCATTGAAGATGGTTTAGGACCTCTAGGAACAAAAGAGACTCCTCATTGGTTGTATTGTATTGAAACAAATGTGGAATTATTACCTACTTTTAAGTATGAACTTGCTGCGGCTTATATTAATAATAATTCCAATTATAATGATTTTATGGAGTCCATTATTAAAAATATTGGCGTATTAAGTGATGACGGTGATAAATGGGTTGACAAATATAGTGGTTATACTATTAAATATATTGATTTTGATGTCGAAGAAGGTTATGAAGGTGGTTTTAAAATTTCCACACGTAGTGTATTGGAAGAAGATGTTGGAAATAAACTTGTTACTTCTTCTAATTCTAGTAAAAAAATAAAACTAGAAACCCCCGAAACTATAATGATTTCAAATGTAGTTACAGCATTATCGATTGCTATGGGTATAAATATTGATTATCAAAATGATTTCATTATAAATGGTGTTACAGAAGTACTTAAAACATCATTACCCAAAGAAGAGGATTATAAAAAGAGAATTAAAGAATTATCTAATAAACCAGGTGCAAAGATTCCAATGAGTTATGACGATCTATATTATACAAGTATTTTGTATTACACTTTAGGTATGTATTTAATTGCTATTCAAACTAGTATTCCATCAGTAAGAACTAGAAAAACATTCCCTGGTTGTGTTCGTTCTTTCAGTGGATTTCCATTTGATGGAGCAGGAGATATGACTAGTTTAAAATATTTATCATGTATTTGCTTTCAAATTAGAAAAAATACAGCAAAACCATGGTATGTATTAAAAAAGGCCAAGGAAGAATATATATTCAATAAAATTGTCCAAGTGTTAAATGAATTTCTTTTGAAATTACCCGATGTAAAGCGCAAGATCACCGAAAAAAACGATTATTTATTGATGAATCCTGAAGAAGAAATACCTGAACAATATAACATTGCTAATTGGTTCGAATTTTTACCACCATTGAAACCTTTTAAATTAACAAATTTAATAAATATTTCAAGTGAATTTAAAAGTAGTTTATTATCAAATTTAAAATCGGGTTCCAAAAAACAAAATGAACAAATATTAGTGATAGGTTCTAAAATAATACATTTCTCTCTAGCAATACAAGAACGAATACAAGAAATAGTAAAGAAAAAAGATTTGACTCTTAGTAAGATGAATAATGAATATTTTTTAGAAAACTCGTGTTGTCAAGAAAAGAATAGTGAGCAAACCTCAACAATTCAATATTTTGAAAAACAAGAAGGCGGTAATAAAATTAAAGAATACAATGAAATTGTGAAAAATTTGACAAATTTATTGGAAGATATTAATAGCTACTCAAAAGCGGGTATTCTGTACAGTCCAATAAATACAAAAAATATTTATCCAACTATCAAAAAAGAAATCGACGGTAGGACTATTTATGACGCTTTTATTCATTATTGTCATTTTAATTCTTTATTACCTGTCCCAGAAAATTTATTACCATTTTGTAATAATAAACCAAGTGATGTAAATAGTAATGAAACGAGAAATGAAATAGTCAAAAAATTAAAAGAAAGCGGTGTTCAATATTCATTTGAATCGTTTTTGAGACTTATTCAAAATGTTTCAAAAAATAATATTATTCACGTTGATATTAACAATCCATTGATTTCTCAGGTGACAAAATTACATTCGATTTTGGATGAATTGGATTTAGAAAACGAAGAAACAGCGGATCCATCTTTAAGAAAATTAATTTCAAATATGATAAACGCGTCTTTAAAAAATACTATAGATTCGTCAACAAAAGAAATCAAAGATCTTAATAATTTTTTGATAAAACAAACAAATATAATGAAATTAGATATCCTGGATTTTATAAATACCAATAAAGGGCGCAATGTCACCAGAAATAAGTTAAAGAATGTTTCTACATTTATTAATACTATTTCCAGTTGGAGATCTGAAAAACGTGACAATGATAAAAGCAATAATGAAGTAAACACAAAAACATCTACCATTACAAAAGACAGTATTTTTAGTTTTATCAATTTTATGCGTTCATTTATAGTGAATTTTGTCAAAATATTTCCAAATATTATTTTAAACAAGGTTGATTACAAGGAAAATATTATACCAAATTATTTGGGATTATCAAAGAATCATCAGAAAAAAATTAAAGACGATATCAGCAATTTCTATGAAAAACTTCGCATATTTTATGATGTTCCATTGCTAAATAATATTTTACAAAAAATACAGAAATCATGTGATAATTTATTACTTTTAGTTAAAAATACCCCTACGTTTATTACAAAGCACGAGAACGATGAGAGAGAAATGAAACCTATCTTTGATGAACGTAATAGCAAATTATTGTTTGAATATTATTTTTTTAGGGTATTAATAGAATATACTTATCTTTCAGATAAAGATGAAATGATTGTGAGAGAAATATCTAAGAAACAAGATGTTGCTGATTTATTTTCAGTAGAATATTTAGATGATGTAAATACAGGTCGTGAAATTACTTTTGATATTTCGATTGATAATAGAATGGAAACTGATAATGTACTAATAAAAGGCGATAAAAAACAGTTGAAAAATAATGTTGCTAATTTGTTAATAGAGTTTTTATTGATTATGGATTCATATAAAGATGAAATTGACTTTTCATATGATGATGTTCTCGATAGAATATTTAAATTGAAAGAAAAAGAAAAAGATACGATTACAGATCGATTAAAATCGCTGACTGATGAAGAGAGAGATGCTGATACAATTTTAAAAGTCAACAAGTTGGGTGTTTGGAGTAAAGGATTACAAAAAGGTTTGACAACTTATGTGAAAGAAAATTATGATGAAGAACGTGAATTTACGGAAAAAATGATGAATTATGAAAAACAAGCTCAGCGAAAACTAAAAAATAGTGATTATGATGCTACTAGTAACGCATTTGTTTTGGATGATTTTATTGATGAACTTGAGCGTGATACTGACATTGAAAGAGAAGCCTATGACATTGAAGGATACACTGAATACTACATGGATGGTGAATTTGAAGGTGATGAAGTAGAAAACTATGACGATTTTGAATGAATTTAGGATTTTTATATATATATATTATATATATAATGGGAGATTATGATGCTGTGCAATTGGCAATTCCGATAGGACAATATTATGAATATCAATTAGAACAATTTTATGATGGTTTAGGTTATACCTTTGGTTTACAAGGTTGTAGCAATGATAGTTCGCCACCACCTGTTCTACCAGCGGGACTTACTTTTAATAATCGAACCAGTGAATTGTATGGAACTGTAAGTAATCCCACAGCATCAAATAGTGGTATATTTTGTTTAACTACTTACATTGGTGAAGGTGATGTATTAATACCAATGAATTATTGTTACTATAATATTTATTATACTTCATAAAACAAATTCAATTTTCAAAAATATTTTTACGATGATTTTGAATGAATTTAGGGGTATTATATAAATATAATATATATAATGTTATAATATAATTAATATAAAATGAGTTCTAATCTACCACCAGGTTTAACTAATTACACGTATTTATCAATTCAATGTGAAGAACCTTTAAATAATGTCTTCTTAGAACCAACCTATAATGGTGAATTATGGGATGGTGAGTATCCCTATTACTTTACAATACAAGGTTATGGTACAAGCGATGATGGTAATTCAGTTCCTTCTCTACCAGCAGGAGTTACTTTTAATACAACAACAAGTGAATTATCGGGAATTGTAAATAGTTATACATTATCAAATGTTGGTAATTTTTTGGTGACTGTTTGGACGGATGTTTCCTACTGCTGCTGGTTTACTATTGTAAATATTGACTATAATAATTATGGTACTAGCTATACTTAATAAAACGAATTCAATTTGCAAAAAATATATTATTAAATTATATATAATAATTTAATGATAATCAATCGAGCCTATGTAAGAGAGCATATTACAACATTTTCAGTATTATTATTTGTAATTATGTTTGGAGTAATCGTTATGACAAAACCGTCTTTTCTTTATAACAAAGATGGAAGTGTTCGAGAATTTGGCATTGGGTATAAAAACAAAACTATTTTTCCTATTTGGCTACTATCTATAATTTTAGGAATAATCAGTTATTTGTTTGTCATGTTTTATTTAGCAAAACCCAAATTATTTTATTAGATGATGTGGAAGAAAACGAGCTAAATTTCTTCTATTCAACATTATTACTATTAATAATGTTAAAAGAATTATTCCACTAATTATGCTGAAAATTTCGTTTGAAGTATTTTTTTGAATTGAAGTAAAATCATTTGGGTTATTGGGGTTTCCGTTCTGTAACAAAAGTATTTTGTTTGAAACGAGATTTCTAACTATTTGATTTTCATATGTTTTATACCATCCATTCAAGTTGTTTAAATCATAAACAACTGTATACTGAGTAAATTCTTGTACACCTTTTGAATCCTCTACATATCCTTTCACTATATCAAAATTATTCAAAATATGAAAAGCAGTAAAAACACCATCCTCACTACTATTTGGCATCGTGTGTAATTGTTGAAACAAATTAAGACGAACAAACCGTGAAATACTCGAAAAATCACCAGGTAAACCATTCATGCCTGTCCCTTCTGAATATGTTTTGTGTGGATTATTATAACGTGAAAATTCAGGGAAAGCTTCTAAAGACAACAAATGAATTGGAAAAGTAGGAGAATTTGTCATTACACCTAGTTTGTTTTTATAAACGGTCAAAACACCTTTTACACTTTCGATTGTAATACAATCGCCAGACTTGTCTACACAAAACCAATGAACTGGTACAACGCTATTGAACGTTTTGAAAATTTCTTTATTTACACTTATTTTTTTAATCATCTCTTCAATGTCGTGTATATTTTTTGCGTGTTCCAATAAGTAGCCAGTTACTTCTAATGACATCAAAGAAATATTCCCTTCTGGAATATCATCAGTGTATTCATCGAATTTTGGAAAATAAAATGTCATAACGCAGAGACCATGCTTGTTGATTCCGTCTAAAAAATAATTTTCAGTTGTAATTCCTAAAATATTGTCATTACGGTAAACTTTGTAATCGAAAATATATCCAAACTCAAGTGTTCTGCTAACTATAACAGTTCCATCTTTACAAATTATTTTAATCCCTGAACACATTATAATATAAAAATATTTTTTTATTTCATTGTATTCATTAAAATGAAAGCGTCGAACCTCAATTGGTTATTGTATATACTGTACTAGTGGCTTGTTTATTTTTTTTATCAATTGCTTCTTGTTTAGCAAGATATTCTTGATAGTTTTTAGCAATTTGTTTTGGATTTGTATTACATGATCTTGTAGAAATTTTTAGTTGAACAATTGAACAAACCAACAAACCACTATATATAAACCACATTGCTTCGCCAACATTATCTCTCGTTACTACTAATTCAAATAACTCATTTCTTTTTTCATCCACGAGTGGTCCATCCATTTTATATTTGTCTTTCATTAAAGGTCGCAATAAATTCCAATATTCTATAAAATTGGATGGTACTATTTGATTGATTAATATAGAGGTATTCCCACAAATTTTGATAATCATATCAGCCGCCTTTTCTAATTGTTTTTTTGAGAGGGATGATAATTGTTCATTTGTCATTTCATCATTTATTTTTGTATTTACCAATAATTCAGTTAATATTTGATTCGCGGAATTAGCTACGTAAAAATAACCAACAACGTCTGAAAATGCGGTTTTAAAACCAGGATAAGCCAAAATAACAATAATTACTACACCAAAAATGAGTGTCCATGGTACAAAAGTTAAAACCCCCGAAGCGCCCAAATTTTCTGTGACACTACCTCCACATTTTGTTGTAATGATTGTAGCATTTACAATAAATTGTATTATTAAAATTAATAAAAAATAAATACCTAAATATAAATAGTTTTTATTTAAATAGTTTTTATATTCAATACCATTAGTCAAATCGTTGTATTTCAAATTTGGTTTTAAAGCCAAATAATAAAATACAGTTGATAATAAAAAAGTTATAATATTTAAGTAAGAATTTGCCATATAAATAATATGTATAATTTAATTTATTATTATAAAAGTAATTACTAATATGGAATATAATGAAATAAAACATCCTCGATTAGTCGAAAATGGAGTTAAATATTTTTTAAATGAAACTCTAAAACAATGTCGAATATTTAAAGAGAAATATCAAAATATGATTTTCAATATAGGATTATTATTATTTTTCTTATTCATTTTAGCATGTGTGTTAATTTACAAATACAAAGGTAAATTAACCCCTATGGAAAAACAAAAAAAAGATAGAGAAAAAAAACAATATATTTTATCCAAAATACAAAATTTTCAACAAGCTAAAAAAATTGCTCATCAAGAATTGATAACTGGACTGCCTAATTGGGATAATGATTACGAGATTTTTCATAACAAAATTGTATATTGATCGTTATTGATCATGTGTCTTGCTAGTGTTGTTATTTTAGTTACAATAAAATAATAGTAAAATAGTAAAATAATAAAATAAACATTATGTATATAGTATAATTATGTCATACGAAAATACAAACAATGACAAGAACAAAAATACCAATAAAATAATTGAATATTTCAATGAGTATTATAAATTGAAAAATACCTATGAAACAACCTTGAATAAAGAAAAACAAAAAATTATTAAAAATAAAACTCTAAGTTGGAGAGAAAAACGAAACGAATACAAAAAATTAAAACCTAAATGTATCAATTGTAAACGACCAGTTGGAACTATCTTTTCAATAAAACGTACTAGTAATGAAAATGAGGATTTTAGAGAACTTCGAGCAATATGTGGAAGCTTAACGGAACCATGTAATTTAAATATAAATATCAACTCAGGAGTTACATATAATTTATTAGATCATATTAAAGAATTGGAAAAAGATAATATTGAATATAAAAATGATATTATTGAAGATAAGAACAAACTATTATTTGGTTATATTACTACAGAAACCGCGATTAATCGATTTGACAATTTGAAAGATAGTATAAATGATATTAATTTTCTTTTAAATTTGAATTATGAAACATTATTTCAATTAACAGATAATAAACAAATGAATGAAACTATCAATAAATTACAAGAAGATATTTTTATATTAATACAAGATATAAAAGAAAGCATAAAAAATTACGATAGTACCAATGATGTACAATACGTGAGAGATTGCGTTGAAATATATATCAATCAATTACAACCGAAATTAAATGAAGTTATGCGATTAAAATATAGAAATAATTTTGTAGAATATGACGATAGTGAAAATGTTTACAAATTAAAACAGCAAAAATACAGTATTTTAGATTTGGAAGAAAGTTATATAGAACCATCTGTTTTATCATTTGATTATGGTAATCTTTCTAAAAAAATGTCCAATAAGAAACAAAAGGTTAAACCTAATTTACTGGTACAAGAACAAGGTGAAGAAAAAGAAGAACCTATTGTTACAATACCAGGTAGTAGGCCAAAAATACAAGAAGATGGTTCTGTACAATGGGATAATGCCGAATATCAACAAATGTGGAATAGATTACCAATTAAATATAAAAAAGCACTCTTAACCGATCGTGAATGGTTACAAGAAACAATGGATCAACTAATTCAACATATGAAAAACAAAACAAAAATGGAATTTGTAAGTCCTAGTAATTTAATTATTCCACCGCAAATTTTAGATAATGGTACATATGATTTTGGAAATAGCGTTTACAATAATATTTTTAATAAATTAGATAAATCTTATCAAAAAACACTTTTAACATTATATACTGAACAAAATGGGGTTAAAAATTATAAAATGTTTTTAGAATCTTTGGCATATATTATTATTAATGAATTAGATCTTAAGGGTCTTTATTAGTACAATTGTAGTGTGTAGAATTTTTATATAATATTTATGTAAAATAAATATTATATAAATATTATATAAATGCTGTTTCATTTCATTAACTTACGTATATTTTTAATAAGTTTTGCTATTGGATTGTTTTTAGTATATATTTATGGTCCGGAAATGAAAACTATTTATATTTATCCAAGTCCTGAAAACGTAGATAAAATCATATTCAAAGATGACGCAGATAATTGTTTCCAATTTGATCCTTATGAAGTGGAATGTCCAAAAAATATTTCATTAATTAATGAAATACCTATACAAAATTGATTTTTCTTTCTTTTTTATATTGTAATAGTATAATAGTATAATATAAAAATACAACATGATTAATTTATCAAAATTTATCCATACAGAGAATGGCAAAATATTAATGTCTATTTTGCTAGGTATAGGTTTAGCATCTTTATTTCGTACTGTTTGTAAAGATAAAAATTGTATTATTTTTCACGCAGTTCCTTTAGATAAAATAAAAGATAAAATTTATAAATATGACAACAAATGTTATAAATATAATACAAAATCTACAAAGTGTAATACGAATAAAAAAATAGTAGCTTTTTAATTTTGGATAAATAAGAAACTTCGTTTTTATCTTATTTTTCTTTTCGACCGATCTAATTATTAGGATAGACAATGAGTGAAAATTCTACGACAAATATTATGGATCTTCCTACTGATCCGGCAAATGGCGGAAATATAAACAACAATATATCCTTAAATGCTAATGAACGTTTTAGTCAAGGACAAAATAACGTTGTACAACAACAAAATATGAATGTAAATTCGAATTCTGTAAGTTTAGATCAATCTGTAATTAATCAAATTGTAAATGGGTTACAACAAGCTAATTTAACAGGCGCAACCCAACTTCCATCAAGGGATATTCCATTAAACACTAGTGGTTTGACTCATGATATAAGTGTACAACCAAATTATATTCCTCCACCAATTCAAAATCAAGGTCAGCAAGATTATATAAACAACTATGAAAAAACGTCTGACATGATAAACGAGTATAATTATAAAGTAGAAAACAATAATAGATTAGACGATATGTATAATGAAATTCAAGTGCCATTGTTATTATCAGTTCTATATTTTTTATTCCAATTGCCAGTATTCAGAAAATATCTTTTTACTTATTTACCAGTTCTTTTTTCAAAAGACGGTAATTTAAACTTCAATGGGTATATTTTTATGAGTGCTTTATTTGGTATTTTCTATTATTTGTTAAATAAAATAAATCAACAATTCGGTGGGTTTTAAGACTGGTTATAGAGTTGTTTATGTCACAAACAAATTGATGTCATAATGAGCGTCAAAGCATTGTTTATGATAAACTCTTTGTCCAATGTCTTGATAAATACTAGAATTGTCTTCTACTGCTAAAATAGGTGATATTAAAGCTCGTTTCCCTTCTTTCGTTAATGTCCAATCAGCACTGAATGGAATCGCAATATTACTTTTAATACTCAACTCAGCGTATCCATACATATATTTATCCAATAAATATTTAGCATGTTCTCGTGACAACATATACATTTGCGCACCCCACACATCATCTGGAAATGAATGATATGTGAATGGTGATTTGGTAATCGGTAGTTCATATATAGGGAATAAATGTTCAACATTCGGATCAATTGGTTTACATTGTAATAAATAACCTAGCAAAAGGACATCCAATTTAAGTATATTGAAATCCAAACAAATACGTGGTAAATAGTTTTTAATATTTTTATGAATATAAATATCATCTTCACAAAATATACCATACTCTTTATTTGTATTGTAATAAAAATCATTTATCATATCGAGATGACCATACATACAAGACCATACACGTTTTGTTCCGTCATTTAATAATTCTGAATACTTCAATATTCTATTGTCTACAAAATCAACTCCTGGAGTAAATTTACAGTTAATGCCAACTTGTTCAAAACGTCGTTCCATACTCTGCTTTCGTTTTTCATTATTGTAATTCAGACAAAAAAATTGAATGTTTTCCATATATCACTATTATTTTGATAATATACAATAAATAATATTTGAACTCTTTTACAATATTATTTATTTTTCTCCCGTTAGTCTGTATCGAATCCAAGAACTAGGAGGTTTTTTAGTACCACCATCATATTCTACAGCCAAATGTTGATGTAACATCCATTGATTTACATGAATTTCACCTAAGTAAACATCCGCTAATATTCTTCCATATTTCTCTGTATTCAAATTTTGTAAAGAAACATATTTATTCAGTATTAAATTTGTTAAACATTGTTTTGCTTCTTTAGCTATATTTTGCTCATCAATAGATGAACTTTTAATTTCTGCGGAGTCTATTCCTTTTAGTCGAACCGAAAATCGATATAATTCAGAATTATTATAAGGTAATTTTGTCGCAATTGTAATTGTGTCCCCATCGTATACTTTTATAACTGTTCCACCGTTTATTGGAGGAATAAATGATTTTGTATCCGACCATGAAATCGGATTAGCAACATTGGTTGGTATTGTTTTGGTTTGACAACTATAAAATGTACAGCCTGAAAATAATTTTAAGATGTTGAACATTTTCACAAAATATTTTTTATATATAATTAAAGAAAAGAAAATACATTCATTTTTTTATTATTCTTTCAATATAAATTTAAGAATCCTTTCTTAGATTTTTTCTTTTTATTCGTTTTATTTTTTTTTTCTTTTATTTTTTTTGATTTATTTGGTATTTTTGTTATTTTTAATGCTTTTTTCATTATTTTAGAGTTGCTTTTTATTGATTTGGTGTTTTTATCGGTGTCTTTATCGGTGTTTTTATCGGTGTTTTTATCGGTGTTTTTTTTATCAACACTTTCTTGTATTATCATTGGCTTATAATTTAAAAACCATTCTTCAAACTCTCGCGAATCTCTGTTTTTTTTTAATTCTTTGAATTTTTCTGCTTTTTCAGAACGCATTTCTTCTACTGATTGTTGGTGTCCATAACAAATAATACTAAATCTTTTGAGAAGACCTTTTTGTTTTAATCTATTTTTTTGTTGTACATCAAACAGAAATTTAGACATACATAATATTCTGTCAGAAAACTCGGTATAATAGGGACGATTTGTATATAAAAAAGACAAATAAAAACTCAACATAGTATCAATTGTAGCAACTTTTACGGATTGTGAGTGAATATTAATTATATTATAACTATGACAAGCGATTGGTTTATATATAAAAGCAATTGTATCGTCACCAATTGATATTTCATAATGTTCAGGAACAATTTCACCTATAGCATTATGATATATTATCTTAACATTTTCAACCTGAATATCATTCAATCTCTCTTTTACAATTTCAGCGGTTGTTTTAGGATCACTTGATAATACATCAAAATCAGCATATTTTTTAACTTTTTTTTGTAATTTTGCAGGCATATATTGTGAATATAAAGAAATCGCATACCCTCCAAAAAACACAACACCTTGATTAATAAAAGTATTTCTTACATTGTCGTAAATTTCATCCTCTTTCGTAGTGTCTTCCATTTCTCTCTGAAATTCAATATCATAACAATTTAGGTTTGTTAAAGGATAGTTTTTATTTAACAAAGTTAAACGTTTTAATACTTTCTCCCATCTAGATATATCCCCTGCTGGCCTAGAAAGTTCTAAGTACATTGACATTCTTAAAAAATTAGGTGGAGCATATAAAATACCATTGACTCTTATAGAATCTTTTTTAATAGCTTGATATACTTCTTTTGGAAATTGAGTTAAATCAGCGACTGGTATAAAATTCACAAATACTTTATATGTTCCATGGTGTTGACCTGATTTTGCTTCAACATCTGTATAACCATAACTCAAATATAAATCAGCTAATTCTTTAGCATGTTCTAAAGCATTTGGAGAGAAAAAATCATAATCTGGGATTTCTACATCTGTATTATAAAATTGATCTTGAACAGGCAATATATTGTTAATGGCTGTCCCACCATAACAAATTAAATTGTTTTTTTTAATGAAATTTTCTACAATTACGATAATTTTTTTAACATCTTCTGAATTTGCTATACGTTTTCCTAATTTTTCTTCGGCTTTATCAACAGCCATTCTAAGAATTAATAATTCACAATCTTGAAATGTTAAATCTTTACAATTTGGTATAATATTCTTTTTCATACAATAAGCAAATAAAAATAAAAAATTGAAATTATATTTTTATAAAGTCAACTAGATAAAGAAAACAATTTCTACTTAAATATGATGGATTATACAAAATATTGTAATTATAAAGATATAGTAAATGAATATAATAAATTGGAAATACAAAAATGCTCAGGTTGTATGCAAAAACGTATTTTAAGGGAATACAATGATCTATTTAATGAACTTACTAATTCATGTATTTCTGTTAAATATAATGAAGAAACAAATGCTATTACAATACTAATAATAAATTGTGTTAATGATGATAAAATACAAAGTTATATGTTTATTATTGATAAAAAATATCCTTTTACATCACCTAAAATTTATTATAATAATAAACCGTATATAAATTTGTTAAAAATACCATCTGTTAGATTCAAAGATTATCTTAAACTATTTACAAATAAAAATTGTTTATGTTGTCACTCTCTCGATTGTAAATACAATTGGTCCCCTGGTATAACTTTAAAAATAATTATCACAGATATTAATAAAAATAGAAATTATAAAAAAAAAATAGTAATTGCTATTTTGATTGATCAATTAAAAGAAAAATTTTTAATAGATGATGTTGATATACTAACTTATTTATAAAACGCATCTAAAAATTAAAATTATAGTAATCAGTTGTTACATTTCTAGTTTGATAAGAATATTCAGGATTCTGTGGGGTAGGTTGAGGAATAGTCACTTCAGTATATCTCAAATTTGCTGGTTTAAGCACAAAAGCATAACCCGCTTCATCGAAAAATACTGCGTTTTCTTGTAATAAATTATCTACATATTGATAACGCATAGCAACCATCTGACATCCACATTCTCTACAGACTATTCCACTTGGATTACTAGGATTCACACCATTATCAGGAAAAACAATTGTCATACATCGTTTGTTATATTCTTGTAATTCATTTATATCAGGTGTATTTTTTACATCATAATATGGATAAGCCCTCATGAATACAGAATTACTTGTAAGATTTACATATTCCAAAAAATCCTTGTTTTCTAAAAAAGAATTGTTCATTTTGTCAACGATTAAAATTATTTTATTCATAAAACTTGTTAATGGCTTAGCAGCAATATTATTACCGTGATTTTCATAACTGTAATCTTTTCCAAGCATGATATTATCGTAAGATTTAAAAATTTGTGCTAAATTGGAGTAGAGTTGTTGATTATTACTTTTTATTCTTAAATGAATTAATATTGGGTCTGTTGGATTTGGAGCAGTACCACTTGAAAAAGCATAATCATGAATCGTTTTCATAACATCACTAAAATTAACTGAATTGAATGTTTCTTTAACAAAATAATTATCTGTAGTGCTAGTTGATACGACAGGTTTATTATCAATATTGTAGATTTCAAAATCTAAACAACGAACTCCTTGTTTAATAATATCTTTTAAAACACAAATCTCAACATAATCGTTTTTATAACTACCTCCGCTACAAGCATTATATGCTGTTTTTATATAATAATCATATAAATTACCGCTACAGTCTGGATTATTTGGTGAAATAGATTTAATATTTCCATTGGCAGAAGGATACAATTTATTTAAAAAATTACACTCTTGTTTTTTTAATTTTGAAATATAAATAAGATAACTAACATATATGATAATGATAAATAGTATTAGTGCTAAAATACAAAAAAATATAAAATTTTCATCTATATTATAATTTAATTTTAATTGTGGATTCATGATTTTAGTTGTATTATTAATTTATAGTAATATTTTTAATTTTTATAAAATATTTGAAATATTTTATAAATATATATGGAAATTTTTACACCTTCATACAAAAAACAAAAGACTTTTACTTTTGATGAAGATAGTATAAATAGCTCTAAAAATTGTATACCTGGTCCTAATGTTGTTTTCCCTAATAAAAGAGAATTAACAATAGGTCAATATTTAGAAAATGTAAATAATATAGGTAGTTTAGGATGTAATCCAAATCAATACCCAAAATTTACAAATAATAAATATTGTTGTGTTGAAGCTGATCAAAAATCAAATCCTCAAGAAATACTCGACTATGTCAATGGTTTATTAGAATATGCTATGGCTAATGTAAATCCAACTGTTTTCAATAAATATTTAAATGTAATTGATTTTTTAATAGATGAACGCAAAGAAATATTATCAGAAAATAAAAATTTACAGGATAATATACAATTAGATGAAAATTTTAAAAATATTGGTGAATGGTATGAATATTCTAAAAAAGAAGCAAATGCGATTCAAGACTACCAGACCCAATCCTGTACCAGAAAATAGTTTTGATAATGCTCTTCAAACAATAACTAAACATCATACAATACAAAATAAAAAAAGAACTTCAGACGATATGTACAGTCGCGGTGGTCAAAAGAAAAAAACAAAAAAATGTTGTAGATATAAATTAAAACTTACTAATAAAAAACAGCATCATCATAAAAGAAGTTATAAAAATAAAAAATATAGAAAACAGTCTTCACAAAAACAAAAATAATATAAAACAATAATATTATTATTTAAAATCAAATAAATATATATATAAAGTTAAAATATGGCAGGTGGATTATTAAATTTAGTATCAAGTGGTCAACAAAATGTAGTATTAAATGGTAATCCTTCAAAAACATTTTGGAAATCATCTTATTTAAAATATACTAATTTTGGAATGCAAAAATTCAGAATAGATTTTGAAGGATCAACTACATTGCGTTTAGCGGAAACTTCGACATTTCAATTTAAAATACCGAGATATGCTGATTTATTGATGGATACGTATATAGTCGTTAATTTACCAAACATATGGAGTCCTATATTACCTCCACAAGAAACTCTTAATCCTGACGGGTCCATAACATATAGTGATTGGGTTCCTTATGAGTTTAAATGGATAGATTATCTTGGTGCACAAATGATTTCAAAAATTTCGATCACTTGTGGAAATCAAAAATTACAAGAATATTCAGGTTCTTATTTATTAAATTCAGCACTAAGAGATTTTAATGGAACCAAACTAGACTTATTTTTCAGGATGATTGGGAATGTACCCGAATTATTTGATCCAGCAAATGCGTATGGTCGCGTAAATTCATATCCAAACGCTTATTATACAGATAATCCTGCTGGAGCAGAGCCATCTATAAGAGGTAGACAGTTATTTATACCTTTAAACTCATGGTTCTCTTTAAAATCTCAAATGGCATTTCCTCTAGTTTCATTACAATACAATGAATTACAAATTAACGTAACATTTCGTCCAATCAATGAATTATTTCGCATAAGAAATGTCTTTGATAGTATTAATAACTATCCATATATTGCTCCTAATTTTAATCAATACCAAAACCAAATGTATCGTTTTTTACAAACCCCTCCTGATGAAAATCTGGGTTTGAATTCTTATTTAGATCAAAGAAGTGTTTGGTTCCCTGATATACATTTAATATCAACTTATTGTTTTCTCTCAAATGATGAATCTAGAATATTTGCTAAAAATGAACAAAAATATTTATTTAGACAAGTAAATGAAAATGTATTTTATAATGTTACTGGTGCTAATAAAGTAGATTTAGATTCAATCAGTTTAGTTTCAAGTTGGTTATTTTATTTTCAAAGAAGTGATGTGAATTTAAGAAATGAATGGTCGAATTACACAAATTGGCCATATAACAATTTGCCATATAATGTAGTTCCAGCACCTGTAAATGGTAAATTCAATTTAATAAATGATGGCAGTATTGGACCTGGTATAAACCCAAATGGTACTTTAACTGGTTATGAAATTTCAGGAATTTATAATCCGCAAAATGTTTATCAAATATTACTTACGATGGCTATATTACTTGATGGACAGTATCGTGAAAATACTTTTAGTGCTGGCATTTTCAATTATATTGAAAAATATACTAGGACTCCAGGAACTGCTCCAGACGGTTTATATTGTTATAATTTTTGTTTAAATACATCGCCTTTTGAATTACAACCATCGGGAGCCATTAATATGAATCGTTTTAATTTAGTTCAATTGGAATTCAATACAATTGTTCCTCCACTTGATCCATACGCTCAAGTATTAACAATTTGTGACCCAGAGTCGGGTGATATTGTTGGCATAAATAAACCGACATGGAGAATTTATGAATATAATTATAATTTATACGTTATGGAAGAACGTATAAACATGGTAGTATTTGTTGGTGGCAACGCTGGTTTAATGTATGCTACATAATAAAAAAAAGATTTATTTAATTTACATTACAAATTTTGGTTTATTCTGTATCATTAGCATCGATGTCATCGTAATCGTCATCGTCGTCATCGTCATCGTCATCGTCATCGTCTTCATCACTATACACATTAATAAGAGGCGGAACTGAGTCGTCATCATCGTCATCATCATCGTCGTCATCATCACTATACACATTAATAAGAGGCGGAACTGAATCATCATCGTCATCATCATCATCCTCATCATCATCATCCGATAGTGTTAAATCAATCACTTCATTAAAATTATTGTTATTGCTAAATTTATTATCATCATTCCAATCACAAATTTCATTTTTTACATTAGTGTTTTTATTTACCATCGGATTAATAAAATTTAATAACCAAAACCCAAACGTAAACCACATGGAAATAATAGTGTTTCCTCCATTATACACAACCCAACTTAAAGCTTGACAATGCGGAGCAGCAATTATAAAAGGTGACATTGAAAATCCATATACACTTTTTGGTGTACAGTAATAAATATACATGTGTGATGAAATATAATGTAATATAACCCAAAATATAAAAACAAAATAAACATTCTTGAATACGTTAACGTTTGATTTTAACGTTTTTTTTAAAATATTTTTCATGTTGTAAAATATTTTATATAAATTTTCATTGAATAAATGCGACATGATATGTAGTTAGTAGTAATAATTATTAATGTAAATATTTTTACAATTAATTTATTTCATTTTTTTTATTTAGTAAATAATCATCTTATAGAATATTTATTTCTTATCGTTTGATATTTAGCAATAAACAATTATGTGTTACTTATATTCATGTTATTTTAAAGATATTACTATGCTTTTTAGAAAATCTCAGTCTTTATTAAATTATTGCAAAAAAGTCTCCCAAAAAGTATTTTGGATTTTCGATTTTGGACATTTATTTTTGTCCATTTTTGAAAAAGGTAGAATAACTTTGGAAAAAACGTGATTTGTGACTGAAATGTATTTTTATCGTTTGATCAGTAAAAAATTGTTTTTCATTTTGTTACTGTATTTTTTTTCTGATATCTAAAAATTATTTTTCTATTTATACTTTATGGCAACATTTAGCAACATTTTTGGGGCAAATAAGAGTAGAAAAGGGCAATTAGAATATTATTGCGATACTTGTAACTATAAATGCTTTAAGAAATATAGTTGGGAACGGCATAATTCTACAGCAAAACATAAGTTATCAACAAATAGCAACATTTTAGCAACCAAAATAGAGCAAAAAGGGCATTTTATATGTGAAAAATGTAATAAAGAATATGGCGATAGAAGTGGTTTATGGAGACATAAAAATAAATGTAAAATGATAATACAACATGTAAATTTAGAAAATAATAATAAAAATGATATTATACAGTTTTTGCTTAAACAAAATAATGATTTACTAAAAGAACAATCTGATATAAAGGAGATTATTCTTGAAATTGTAAAAAATGGTACGAATCAAATTACTAATAACATAAATACTAATTGTATGAATAATAATAAAACCTTCAATTTACAGGTTTTTCTGAATGAAACATGTAAAAATGCTATGAATATTAGTGATTTTGTCGAATCTGTTAAATTACAAGTTTCTGATTTAGAAAATGTTGGGAAAGTAGGTTATATTGAAGGAATATCCAATATAATCATTAAAAACTTAAAAGCATTAGATGTGGAAAAACGACCAGTTCATTGTGCTGATCAAAAGAGAGAAGTTATGTATGTCAAGGATGAAAATACATGGGAGAAAGAAGATGAAAATAATAAGAAATTGCGAAAAGCAATCCGCATGATAGCACATAAAAATATTTGCATGTTAAAAGAATTTCGGAAAACGTATCCTGACTGTGAAGAGTACGATTCAAATAAAAATAGCCAATACAATAAAATAGTTATTGAAGCGATGGGAGGCAAAGGAGACGACGATTATGATAAAAATACCAAAATCATTAAGAAAATAGCCAAGGTAGTTGGCATTGAAAAAGAGTAAAACCTTAAGGTGTGATATTTACAACATGCTACTTATGTGTTACTGATATTCATGTTAATTTAAAGAGATTACTATGATTTTTCGAAATTCTCAGTCTTTATTAAATTATTGCAAAAAAGTGTCCCAAAAAGTATTTTGGTTTTTCGATTTTGGACATTTTTTTTGTCCATTTTTGAAAAAGGTCAATTGACTTTGTAAAAAACATAAGTGATGAGACCATAATTGAAAATTACCGTCTTGTCACCAAAAAAATAATTTTCATTTTGTTACTGTAATTTTTTTATTTTAATAAGAAAGATTTAGTATGTTTTTTTTCTATTTCCAATATATGGAAATTTTGGAAATAAAAAAACATAAAAAAAACATACCCAAATTTGAATGTTTAATTTGTGACTTTAAATGCTGTACAAAGAGTGATTGGGATAGACATGTAACCAGACCTAAACATGTTTTCAATGTCAGTGGAAATAAAATGGAAATCAAAAAAAGCGTAAAAAGCGTAAAAAATGTCTTTACTTGTTATTGTGGAAAGAAATATAATACAAATTCTGGTTTATGGAAACACCAAAGTAAGTGTGAAAACATGAAACAAAAGGAAAATAAAGACGTTAGTGAAAATATAACAAATATAACCAATATAACCAATTTAACCAATTTGACCAATTTAATATGTGAATTGGTAAAAACAAACACAGACATCCAAAAATCGGTAATTGAACTTTGTAAAAATGGAACGACAAACAATATTATAAACAACAATAATATTAATAGTAATAATAAGACATTTAATCTACAGGTTTTTTTGAATGAGACTTGTAAAGATGCGATGAATATTAGCGATTTTGTTGAATCTGTTAAATTACAAGTAACTGATTTAGAAAATGTAGGAAAAGTCGGTTATATTGAAGGAATTTCCAATATAATCATTAAGAATTTACAAGCTATGGATGTGAATAAACGTCCTGTTCATTGTACTGATCAAAAGAGAGAGGTTATGTATGTTAAGGATGAAAATATATGGGAGAAAGAAGATGAGAATAATAAAAAATTGCGAAAAGCAATTCGTATGATAGCCCATAAAAATATTTGTATGTTAAAAGAATTTCGGGCTACATATCCAGATTGTGAAGATTATGATTCTAAGAAAAACGATCAATACAATAAGATAGTATATGAATCCATGGGGGGCAAAGGAGACAATGACTATGATAAAGATACAAAGATTATTAAGAAAATCGCAAAAAATGTTATTATTGATAAAAATTAGACAAAAAATTGCGAAAAAATGAGATACAATAGCATTATTTCATATAACGCTTTAATGTAAATAAGCATTCGATGGAAATGGTCCGTCGTCAATAAACTCTCCTGATAAAGTGTATCTTTTATCATAATTTGGCATGAATTTTAATCCAGCTGGTTTATATTTTTCATCAAATAATTGCTGTCCTCCATCAAATGCTTTTATCCAAGTGTTCACACCAAAATTAGCTTGGACAGGCTTACTGAGTTTTTTTTTATTATCAGTAAATAATTTTGCTTGGGTACCAATATCAGTTGTTAGTACTGAATAAGTAGGAGTAACCCCCCATGTTAATTTACCAGCATCATTGTCTCCTGGAACATATATTGAACTAGGTGGTTTGAAATTTGGACCGTAAGGATTACAACCAGGACAATCAATGTCTGCCATACATTGTTCTCCCGTAATAGCACATCTTGACTGTGGACCGCAAAAATTTCTACAACTATATTTAGTTGTTAAAGGTAAATCTACTGTATGTGTTGTCGTAGGAGATCCAGTGTCAACGTAAATAGCCTCATTCGAGCTAAAACATTCTACAATATATTTGTGAACTGTGAGAAAATTAATATATCTATAAATAAAAATACAAAGTATAATTGAAATTATTGCTAAAAATAAAACAGAATAATTTTTTGTATTTAGTCTCATATAATATTATTTGATATTTTTTTTATAATTTTATATAATGTTATTATAATAATGACTAGTACAACTACAAATGAAAATAATAATTCAGATATAGAAAATAAAAAAAGCGAGAAGAAAAAATCAGAGAACGCATCAAAAAATGTAGGAGGAAATATTATACCATTTGTAATGAAAGTTTTAATAATTGTATTAATTATTGTTTTATATTTTATCCATAGTTCTGTTATTTTGTATACTTGTAAAGTAGGTCAAGCTAATATTATCCCTACAAATACTGATTGCGCGCCATTTACTAATTATGAAATGAAAATTGATGAAATTGAAACCAATATATTTTTGACAAATACAAAACCTCAGGAATCAGTCAAATTGAAATTTCCTTATGATACATATAATTCGCAAAATTATTTTTTAGATATATTTCGTAAATACAAAGAATCTCCAAAATCCAATTTTTTAGTTAATTATTTTTATTCAATCATTGAAGGATTAATGGGGTATAATAATAAAGCCATCAACTTTTTTTTGAATTCATTCAATAACGCTCCAGAAATGATAATTTTATTATTTGGGCCAGTATTATATTCTGTATATTTATTTTTTGTACATATTATTGGGTTTTTTGTAGTAAGTATTTACTATTATTTCAAATCGATGAGTTGGTTTTTTAAAACAAATGATAATTCCAATATGAATGAAAAAGCAAAATGGAGTAATGTAACGTTATTGGAACCTGTAAATTATGGGTTAGGTATATTTTTTGTAGTATTATTTTTTATATTATTTTGGATTATGCTATTTACAGTAATACCAATACTTAATACAATTACATTAAGTATATGCTTGTTTTCCACTTTGGGATACAAAGGTGTAATAGATAATAAAGAAGTAACTGTTTTAGATATTATTAAAGATTCATTTAAATATCATAAAATGATTATTTCATGGATAATTACTGTTTTTGTTATAATTATTACTTTTACTAGTTGGGGAACAATTGCTGGTATTGTGTCAATTTTTGTAGTGATTTTGATATTTTTTAAAATTATTCCTTTGGGATTATATGAAACCATAATACCTGCTAATTTATCGAGGGTTTCTAGTTTTAAACAAGCAGTCAAAACGTGTGGCAATTCTGAATTCGATTCATCATCTTTTTTTGGAAATCTTTTTGGGAAAAAACAAAAAGGTGGGAATATCAAAAAATCTTTGAAAATTTGGAAAAAATTATCAAATAATGTATAAATCATTTATTTCAAAATAAATATAAATAAAAATCGCGTAATTTAATAATAATATGACAACTATTAGTAAATCACAAAAAAACGCATATAATAAACAATATCCAATGGTTAGTATTTGTACACCTACATTTAATAGGCGTCCTTTTTTACCTTTTATTATAAAATGTGTTGAGAATCAAACCTATCCTAAGGATAGAATGGAGTGGATTGTATTAGATGATGGTACAGATAAAGTAGAAGATATATTTCGTGATGTTCCTAGAGTAAAATATTACAGATATGATACAAAATTATATTTGGGAAAAAAACGAAATTTAGCAAATGAAAAATGTAGTGGAGATATTATTATATATATGGATGATGATGATTATTATCCACCTGATAGAGTGAGTCATGCTGTTGAAACTCTACAAAAAAATCCAAACGTATTATGTGCTGGTTCAAGTGAAATGTATGTATATTTTAAACATATACATAAAATGTATCAGTTTGGTCCTTATGGTCCAAACCATGCTACAGCAGCAACATTTGCTTTTCGTAAAGAATTATTAAAACAAACACGTTATGATGATAATGCCGCATTAGCAGAAGAAAAACATTTTTTAAAAAATTATACCATTCCTTTTGTTCAGCTAGATCCTATGAAAAGTATATTGGTGTTTTCACATGTACATAATTCTTTTGATAAAAAAACTTTATTGGATCAAGGGGATAATAATCCATATGTTAAAATTTCAGATAAAAAAATAGATGATTTTGTAAAAGAAGATGATTCTAAAAAATTTTTTATGGAAGACATTGATAATTTATTGAATGAGTATGTTCCTGGAAAACCCGAAAATAAACCTGAAGTGTTAAAACAAATAGAAGATTTAAAAGTAAAGAGAGAACAAATGATTCGTCAACAACAAAATAATTTGAATCAATATAATAATATACTAAAAAAATTAAATATTGATGTAGATGGAGCTATTATTAAAGATAAAAAACCAACTCAACATGGAAAAGTCGAAATAGATCCAATAAAAAAAATAAATGAAATGAACATGGTTATTAATGAATTGTTACTTGAAAATAGTGAGTTAAAAGATAAAGTAAAATATTTTGAAGAAAAAATTAAAAAAGTAATTACTGAACAAATTGAAACTAAAAAGAAGTTGATAGAATTTGAGAAGAAAACATTTGAACTAGATTCGGATCGCGAAATTGTGCTTCCTAATAGTCCATCTTAACCATCTTAACCATCTGATGTACCTGATCAAAGTAGTTAATCTGACTATCACGTAGTAATAACCAAGTTAATTTTTTATTTTTAGAAAATCAATATAAAGATAATACTCATTATATAATTACATATAAATAATTATATAATAATGTTCTCTGAAGATAGATTCGATCCTACCCAAGAAAATGATTTTATTATGGATTCACAAAATAAGGAAATAGATAGAGTGAAAAGCTTGGATAGTGGGTATGGATGTGTTTATAGATATAAAATAAATAATAATGGAATTGAAAAAAAAGTAAAAATTGATTGTTACGCTTCAAGTGATACTGGTACATATATTAGAAATGCTGAAACAGGTGAATATTACAAATATAAAATAGGATCAAATGACGAAGATAGATTGTTTAAATTATCACTCTCTACTGGAGAGTTAAAAACAACAAATGGAAGTACTATACTATTTTATGACAGTCCTGAGCAATATGAAAGACACTTGTTAGATAGATTAAGTGATGAAATTAAAGAAAAATGGATGAATAAACGATCTTTCTTTTTAGAAATGAAAAAATTGGAGAAATAACAAAAATAGTATGATATTTTTAACTATAAATAGCGTCAATAACGCGTTCATTGCTTCTAGCATAGTTACTTTTTTCATAGTCAAAAACGCCAAAGCATCGTATTAAAAATCGATCATTACCATCATATCGAGGTAGATAAGGTGATCGTCCATGTACAGCACGTAAATTATCAATTATAATCATTTCTCCACACTGTAAATTATGTTGATACCTATATAAATAATAAATATCAACAATTTTTTTAATCATGACATTTGCTTCTTCATTTATACCTATCATTAAATCTTGGTCAAAAATCATTGTAGGGTTGTCTTGTGACCCATAAATAATAGCAATAGGACCGCGGATGTCTCCATTTATAAATTCTTTTCCATGAAATTTGAAAGATAAGTCTACACCTATCTTCCATAAAGGTCTTCTGAGCAGCAAATTTTCATATTCTGATAAGTGTTCAATTATAAATTGAACAGGAAGTATGTAAGTATATGCTTTTGGATCGCCGCGAAGACAAACTAAACTAAGAAGATCTGGGCGCAAATTAGAGAATGCTTGTTCTGTGTGAATCTCCAATTCAGTGCTACTTCCAATACTTGTTTGTTTTGTTTCCATAGTTTTGACAGGAACTACATCTTGAAATAATCTACCATAACCCTCAGCTTCATAAGCGATTAAATCAGAAATTGAGTGTAGTATAATGCTTTGGATTTTTGAGTAAATTGTTTGTTCACCTATTTTAGAATTATTATTATTAGGAGTTTTGGGTAATTCATGGTTTTCATTTGATAAAGATGGAGCAATATTTTTAATCAAAATATATCCTCTGTTATTTCCATATTTTTTACATCTTTTCAAAATCGCTGCGATGCGATGCGGAATATATTTAGAAAGTGATTTAGATTGTTGACAGAATAATTCTGGTTGTATTGACGGGTTTGCTTTTATTTCTAAAGCAAGTTTAGTCAATATAATAATCTCATCGTTGGTTAAATCTATTACACTAGCATCTTCACTAGCATCTTCACTAGCATCTTCACTAGCATCTTCACTAGCATCTTCACTAGCATCTTCACTGTCATAATGACTAACAATATCATCATTAGAAATCAAATCCATGAAGTAAATTACTGGTAAAATAAAAGATGAATAAAATTTTTATTTTTTTACAAAAATAAAAATATTATTCCATATAAAATTACATGGTGTGGACTAATTTATTTTGTTTTATATTTCCGACAGTTTTATTTAGTAAAATTCAATATGATGGTTATGATTATAGATTTGAAAATACTACTGATTTAGATAGAAACAAATTAGCTATTATTAAGATAAATATAGTAAAAAAAATGTATTTGAATAAATTATTAGATAATAGTACAAGCATAAATGATAAAAAATGTATGATAGATGAATGTATAAGTAAATCTATTATTGATAATCCAAATCAATTATACAGTGATGATATAACTGCTGGAAATTTATTCAAAGATTTTGATTTTAATGTTGAACCAGATTTCCCTGATAATGAACAAATTTTGAAAATTATCTAAAATTCTATATCTAAATTGTTTTCAAATCCATCATTACAATCATTTTCATTTTCTATAATTTTGTCGACAGTGTCTGGAGCATTTTCTTTAATGTATTTTTCTAAATAACGATAAACACGATTGATGTCTAATTTCGTAATTTCATAATTTTCGAATAAATTGCTTATTTGAACTTCGTCATATTTATTCTTAAGCTCATAAAAAAAACAAAATAGGTCCTTCTTATCCATAGCCATTTGTTGACATAAATCTTGAATAAAAATAGAATTGTTATACTCAGTCGAATATTTAGTTAGCACCTTTGTAAATCTTATATCATATGTTTTATTGGGTTTGTTTTTTGTATTAGAGCTGGTTTTATTTTTCGTATTTATTTTATTTATGAACTCGTGAAAAGAATTATTATTTTTAAATGTTTTTAATAAACTACTCATTTCATTAAACTGCCAGATTTGTTTTTGAAACGTTATTCTATCTATATAATCCGCAAAACATATATTTTCTAATTGTTTAATGTAAAAGGGAATAGAATCTTTTTTATGAATATCTTCAATCATATCTATAATATTTTCATGCCATAATAAACCAACACTTGTTCTATCAGTTTCATTCATAATGTTATTATGTTGATTTATATTATAACTGAAATTCAATAATTTATTTGTTATTTTTTTTGTATCGTCATTGTATGATTTCAATTGAAGAATATTATCGATAATATTCGCATTTGAAAAAATTTCAGGGTTTTTTTTATACACATTATAAATATTGTTCAATTTTCGTAAATCACCTTGAATATAATTCACTATTTTATTTTTTATATCTATTTTATTGTTGTGTATTAATTCATCCATTATATTAGTAATTTGTTGTGATGTTGGTGTTTTTAATTCAATAACATTACAAACCTTCATCAATTCCTTGATTTTTTTATCTACGCGATAATTACCAATACAAATAATCGGATTCATTGTAATGTCTTCCAACTTTTGTTTTTTAGTTTTTTTAGGACGTATTAATTTTATCAATGTATTTATCCCCCCTTTATCACCATTATTCATACCATCTATCTCGTCCATAATAATTGCTAATTTTTTGATTTTTTTATTAAGAAGACTCATAATATTTTTATCTGACATATTATGTTTTGTAATTTCTTCTAAAACACTTTTATTTCTAATATCACCAGCATCATATTTTATTATATCATAGTTCATTTCATTCAAAATGTTAGTAATAAAAGTAGTTTTTCCTGTCCCGGGTTCTCCATAAATATATATACTTTTTTTAATCGATAAGTCACTTTTGTTATTGTCAAAATTAATTAACATTTCTTTAATTAATTTTGTTTTTTCTTCCCTATCAAGGATCTTATTAATATTGATGTTTTCCATATTATATGTATATATCTATTCTTTTTATGCTGATTTTCACACAAACAGTGTAATTATAGTTCAGATACATTAACAAATATATCTTTATTTTATGTTATTGTAAATACTTACGTGTAGTTATTTTTCTTTGTCATAAACCAATCAAATAAATTGCTTGAGGTTGTAGTTGAATTGGATGGCGCACTTGAACTACAAGGATTACTAACACCATAGTTGATACCATCCCATGACAAATTACAATTGTTTGCCCATGTATATTTTGCACAATTGCCATTGGAACCAACATATGGCGCATTATTGAAATCCATTATTAAATGTCTATTTCCTGAACTGGGTTGACAAGTTCCTAAATCTTTAATATTTATACATTTTGTATTATTACCCGAACCATCAATTAGCCAATAATCTGGACAACTTGGAATTATTGGAGGCCATGAAATAATTTTCGAATTGTGTATAGCTAAACCGATACTAATAAATGTTATAATTAAAATAATAATAGCAAAAAATAAAATAAATTTTTGAAAATTGTTCATTCTTATATTATAATTATATTATAAAACAAAATATAAATTTTTCTATTTATCTATTATAAAATGAATAAAATGAATAATGGAAGAGTTGATATTAAATCTCCGGACACGAATAAATTATTTTCAATGTTTGATAAAATACCTGCAAATCAATGTGTAACATTTAGGAATCCTACTGAAGGATTATGGGATGAAACAATACTTTCAAGAGCTTTTTTCAGTCAAGAAAATATTATCATTTTACAGAATGGAATAAGAGCAGGCGTGTATGAAAGATCAAACCGGCAATATGTAATTGCTCCTCAGGATTGTGATTCTTTGAAAATTATAATGAGAAGTGTTTATTTACAATATTCAGCGAATCAACCTAATAATATTACACAACAAATAGAGGAACTGAATAAAATCGTTTTAAATTATTGTATTCAACAAGTATATAGTGAAGCACAAAGTTATATTAAATATATAGATGACGTAAGTACATTAGCAATACCAATTGCGCATCCAGTTATGGCAAATAATACAGATCGTACACTTGAATTTAAAAGATGGTTCAGTTGAATTTTATTATATTTATAATAGGTTTATACTTTCTAAAATAATTATATTTAAAACTAAATAAATTATAATGTATAATTATATTATATTAAATTATATAATATAATACATGTCATATATTCAAGCTATTAATAATGTTACATGGGTACAAGTAAATCCAGATATTTCTAATAATACTAATGGAAATATTGAAGATTATGTTGTAGATTATTTATACGCATCCAATAATAATTTATTAATAGGTGCTTATAGTTCTAATCCTGTAGACAATTCAAATCCAAATCCATATTGTGTATCAGGTCTTAATATTAGTGGTGGAGGAGGTGGATATGATTTATCTGGTGGAGATATTAGTGGTGGGTGGTATACAAACATGTACAATTATCTAGATGAAACAACATACACTATTCCCACTATCAGTAATATAACTTCGTTAGAATGTATATATATTAATTATAGTAATGGATTTCAACCTTCGTCAAGTGAACCTATATATGGTATTAGAAATTTTATGTTTGATCCAACAACTGCATACCTTACTAATAATTCCATTTATATAACGAATGAAGATACAACAGGAAATACTATCTATTTCAGTAATATATGTATAAGTAATGAATTAGAGGGATCTTATCTAGTTTCGTTCGCTATAGAAAATAACAACCAAAATATTTTTTTTAACTATGAAATACCATATCTTTCAGCTAAATATAACAGTAATACTATTACGAATAACTGGCAAAACATAACGAATTATGTTTTAAATTGTGATGTTTCATTTACATATTTTGAAACAGTTCCAAGTGATACATATAGTGGAATACCAAATTTTACGTCAGTTTCAACAAGTACATATGGAGTAACATTAGTTGTCTCGGCGAACGATGATACATATGGAGGAATATATTACTTACAATGTCCCAACGGATGTTCCAGTTTTGAACCTAATACAAAGTCAAAAACTAATGATACTCCTTTGATAGATGGTGTAGTTGGAATCAAATTTCCTATAAATGATAGTAATGGTAATCCAATAACATCATGGGATTATTGTACTTATCAAAATTTAACAAATGTCATTGATGTATCTTTAAATGATAATTATCAAAATTATATAGTTTGTGTAGAAAGTAACAATGTTTATAAAATTGCTTTTGATTTTATTACATATACCGATTATACTACTTCTAAAGATTATTGTATTTATAGTATTTCAAACCCAAATATTTTAGATTTATCTGGAGAATCATGTGAAATAAATGGAAATATAACATCGTTAATATCAAATATTGATGCTCCAAACGTAGTAGTATTTATCACTCCAACGCAATTTTTTATTAGCGATGATACAGGGAATCATTTTTATAATATTCCAATATCAGAACTTTCAACAAATTCGTCATTAACATCATGCGCAATTTCATCTGGCAGTTCATCTAGTAGTTCATCTAGTGGTTCTAAGACAGTTGCTTATATAGTTAGTATTTTTTTAGGAACAAATAATGGATCTATATATCAAGTAGTAACAGATATTAGTGGTGTAATTCAACCAAGAACAGGACCAGTTATGAGTAACTCAAGTGGCAGATTTTTATCATGGCTTACAACATTTTTAATAGACTATCATTTTTTGATGCAAACATTACAAGCAAATCAAGCGTCTGGATATAAAAAAACTGCTTTGAACTATTTGTTTATATTTCCTATTATAATGTCATGTTGGAGATTTTACAACATAAAAAGAACATTTGTAAAGTTTTTTGGTTTAATCATTGCATGTATTTTATATTTATTTCTTGTTCTGGGATTTCAAATTGGAAGAGGTTTAAGTTACTTAATTGGCATTATTGGTAAATACATACCAGAAGTGGGTATTGTTAGATTAGGATCATCTTTCGCAGTAGGTATGACAAAAGCGTTAAATTATTTGATAGTTGTGCTGCGAAAAACGTTTATTTTTGTTGATGATGTTTATCTTTATCTTTATCCATTAAAAGAAGAAGCAATTTCAGAAGGTGTTACTAAAGAAGAGTTATTATCAGAGTTTGATTTTGATGAAGATGGCGAAGGACCAAGACATGCTTTTGATTTTGGAGGCGGAGGAGGAGGAGAAGGAGAAGGAGGTCAAACATGGGAAGAATATTTGACAGATTGGATTAAAAAAGATGCTACATACATATTTGATTGTTTTAAATATGAAGTATTAGTATCGATAATATTAAATTTAGCAGGATATGCGGTTTTTCTGGATTATTTTAATGCGATTTCTATTAATCCAACTTCTGTTTCTTCTTTAATAACATTAATAACAAACGATAATTTATCTACCAGTCAAAGTATTAAAGTGGCATTTGAAGACATCAGTGATATTGTTACGATTAATGACTTATCCTTTAATTACTTTAGAATGAAATTATATATTTATTTTTATGACATTCAAAAAATAAAAAAAGGTTTTGGTGATATGTATGGAGATATCGAAAATTTTGTAACCAATATATTATCAAACAAAATTACTACATATGTACCGAATTCGAATGTTGAAAACAGTTTATATTATATACAATTGATTATGGTAACAATATGGGTATTTATAATTTATTTAATAATATTTTGGCGTAAAAATACGTACAGATTACTTAGTTGGAGAATGGCTGTAAAAAACGGTGAACAAACAGAGCCAACTAAATTCAATTTCAAATCCTTCAAGTCGATTTTTTTTACTGGTTCAGATAAAAAAGAAGAATCCAAAAGTTTTTTTGAATCATTAAAAAAAATTGCCCCTATATTAGGTGATATTTTAACTGTTATTGCTATTATATTCGTAATTGATTGGTTAATTTGTTTTGTAATATATTACATATATATCATTTTCATTAATCCATCAGGTAAAAAAGTTCCATATATAGTTGTGAGATGGGAAAATTTTGTCAAAGGATTTTTATGGTATATTAAAGAAATACAATCTGGTATTGGAAAACTGTTTGAACTTATCTTTAGGAAAATACTTGCAGACATTGCGAATTCTGGAAGAATCGCACAACTAAGAGAAAATATACAATCAAAAGTTCAAGACTTTAGTGGAAATGATCTAAGTGGAAATGATCTAAGTGGAAATGATCTAAGTGCAAATGATGTAAATGGAAATGATGATGGTGATTATTAGAGTAACAATGTATATATGATGGTACATGATAAATATGTAAAAATGTAAAATTTATTTTAATATAATGATATAATATATATTTATATTATTATAACATGAGTGATTCATCAGATAATTATTATGATACATCATGTGTAAATATTAGTTCATTCCAATCAATATCTTCAACAAATGAACAAACAATTGGTGAAATAGCATGTATTTGTTCTGATCAATCTGGTAATTTTATATACTGTTTTGCTACTACTAGCGATTCTAACAGTGGATATATATATAAGTATGATCTTGTATTGAAAAATTGGATCCCTTATTTTGATGTAAGTAGTGGTGTTATACCTTTTAGTTGTATTACTACAAATAATTTGGGAAATGTTGTTGTATTATGTACTAATAATTATAATCAAGGAGCAAATATTAATTATCAAAGTACAATATATTGTAGTACTGATGGTGGTAGTAATTTTAATTTTTGTCAAGGGGTAGGAGCATCATCAACATCATTATCATCATCATCGACAGGTAATAATATAATTGACGTAACTATTTCTGGTTTACTTTCAAATTCAACAAATAATATCATATGTATTACAGAAACCGAATGTTATTTATATTGTATGGAAAATATAGGATCCACGAATGCTGAATTTAAAAATTACGATGTAAATTTAACTAATATCACTAATTCAAATAGCCCGTTTCGTATTTTTACGTCTGTTTCAATTACAAATGATGGAAAATTTTTTGCTATATCATCAACAATTTCAACTATGATGCCAAATACAAATAGTAGTACGCTTAACGTAGGTATATCTGGTATATACATATTCAGTAATTTTAAATCACCGACAGAATATCAATGTATTCAATTTTTGAATAATTCTGATTATCCATACAGTTTCTACGTTTCATTGTCTAGTTATACAACTACTTCAACTAAGTCAACAACATTATACGATTTAACTGTAGTAGCATCAGACAATTATTTAGAAACTGGAAATGAAAACATGACAATTTTGTATGAATCAATTAATTATAATTATAGTTTAACATCTTATGGAACTGGTGACAATACTACAATTTCATCTATAAGTAATCAAAGTTATTTTTATGATGTGTCTGGTAGTTTAATTGATTCTTATAATCAATTTATAGGTTTCGAACCATCTAATTCAGGCGAATTTCAAATCGCATTTACTCCAAGTGATTTATTTATAACAAATAATTATGGCGTATCTTGGTATCAACAAGATATTAATGTTCTAGAGGATGGTGAAACATATACCTCAATTGGAGTAACCAATTATGATCCTAGTGGATTGTTAATATTTTATTTAGGAACAAATCAAGGACAAATTTGGGAAATTTACACAGATATTAGTGGAGTTGAATATCAATTGCTAGATGGAAGTAACAATCCTATTATTAGTGCTGTTAGTAATATTGTTCAAAAAATTAAAGCAACATATCAAGAAATACAAAGTGCATTAAGCAGTCATAAATCATTATTCAATTTTTTAATGATTTGGCCATATTTAGTTCGTGAATTATTTAAATTTATTATGATTATTGCAACAGCTGGTGCTCAACTTGAAATAGTTGCTCTAATGTTTGTTGTGACAATGATACTAAGACAAATATATAAAATGGTAATTGTTTTTGATCCGGTAATTAAAAATATAAACCTAGATCCATCAGGTAATATTGATCCATCAGGTAATAGTAAACACCATCATCATTTAAATAAATTCACAATTTTTTGGAATTTAGGAGTAATTAGTACTAAACATAAAATTCATGAATGGTTCTTGAATACGTTTGGTATAGAGGAGTTAAAAAGTTTAATAGATACTTTTCTAGAAGAAATTGAACAAAACATTGATGAAGGCAATACACTCCAAGTGGCAATAGACAATATTATTACGCCAATTGTATTAGAGTTTACTGTAAAACTGATTGAGTATTTACAAAACTTATTAAGTGAATTTCGTGAAGATATTACTAATGATATAACTAAAATAATAGCGAAACTCTTTGATGATATTGAAGAGAAAATTAGTAAAATCTTTTTTTCGAAATTATCACCTGATGGATCGTAAATTATTATACAATAATCATATTTTCGTACGATATTTTGTAATACAACGCTACTAGTAGTTGCCTGTTAATAAATCATCTGAAATTAGTATTGGATTCTACGTAGCAAGTTGATTACTTTTATGAAGAAATATATCGTTTTTAATGTTTCTGAATCATTAATGTTATTATCTCTCATTTTATATTTTATACCAGTGAAGATTTGAAACCGCATCCCTACGGGGGTGCTATGATTCAAACTGTAACTGATAACTTATTTGAAGTTTCATCCGCTCTGTGAATTGAAATCTTCAACTGTGTAAAATATAATATTTTTATTTTTAAAATATTATATTTTCGTACATTAGTTGTATCGTAGAAAATTATTAATAATTACCTGACATTATTTGATCTGCACTTGGTATACCATCATTATAATTAGTGCGAATTGATCTTTGGTTAGTTACTATACCAGGCATACCAGCCATACCAGCCACATTAATATCAGTTCTATCAGTTCTAATATTAGTCATCATTGATTTCAAATTAGCAATATTATTTTTCATCATCGTCTGTAGACTGCTTAACATTGGTGATATATCTGGATCAGCATCTACTGCTTCAGATGTCATACTACCCAAATTATTAGACAATGTATCAACTGCGTTTACAAGCGTAACCAACATTTGATCTAAATCATTCTTAATATTTTCTCCCATTTTATATTATAAAAATATAATATTTTTTTGAAAATATTAATTAAATTTCCTAAAGTTTTACACCCTTTAAAAATAAAATAAGACTATAATAAAAATGTCTTTCATTTTATAGCAGACAAGATTTGAAACGCATCGTCATTTATTGATTGGATAATTTTATTGATAATATAAGTTTAATTAAAATTGTCAACGTTTCTTTAATAGAGTGTATACTGTTATTAAAATTTAGGTTTGGTTTTAAATATCTCGATACAAAATGTGAATCAATATTAATTTTGTTATCATCATCGAATAATACATCTAAAATTGTAGATTGCAATTTTAATTTATTAAAATTATGTATATTTATTTCTTTTCTAAAATCTTCATAATGATCATTTTCTTTGTTTCTAAAATATTCGTTCCTTATATTTTCAATTCTCGTTTCAATTGGTGTATTATTAGAAAAAAATTCATATAAATAAAATTCAAAATTATTGTAATCATCGACATCTAAATCATTACAATAACCTGATTGGTTATTATGACGATAATCTTTATAATCAAAATGTGGACTTTTTAAATAAGAAAATAAATCATGTACAGAATCCTTCATAAAATATTTAAAATCATTCATTTTAATTATTATAATTATTTATATAAAATTTACTATATTTTATTTTTTTTGTTTAATTTTTTTGATTTTTCTTCACACAAACCATTCGTTAATCTTTCACGAATTTCTTTGTATTCTAAATATTGTTTTTCTAAAAGAGACAATTCATTGGACCACATTTGACAAATTGTAGTATTTTTAATATCATCTAATTCTACATTTTTATTTGTTTGTTCTTTTTCTAATTTTTCCACATTTTCTTCCGTAACACTGTCCATTGGCATTTTTATCAAATAGTTATAATCAAAGTTGTCAACGTTCTTACTATTATCCACTTCTAATTTGCTATTTATTTTATCATATCCTTTGCTTTCCAACATTTGAACAACTTCATCCTTCTTTTTTTTTCTAAGATCAATTGTTCCATCTAAGTTCTCTTTTATATATTTAACCTTGTTTGTTAATAATACCAATTCTTTTTCTAATGATTGAATCATAAAATCTTTTCTCTTTTGATAAATGCTCATTCTAGTTTCATAATAATCATCTATGATTTCTTGAACATTTTCATATTTTTTTAATTTGTCAGCAGCATCAAATAAATGCATGTTACTATTTGTATTGGTAGTAAACAATTTTAATAATTTTTCAATACCATTACAACCATACTCGACTGTATTTTTCTCTAATTCATCTAACTTACCTTTCGCAAATGTGACTGTAAATTCAACATTTGTATCTTTACTCATATCATCATAGTCTTTAATAATTTGAGGTTTTTTTTTACCATCCTTATCATTTCCTGGTTCAATCAAATATTCCAACAATTCTTTAAAATCCTCGGTCCAACAACCAACTGGTAATTCAGTTACTTTTATTTTATCGACGCCAATTTTTTCATAAGTACCTTTTATCAAAAATTTTCGTGGACCAGAAGAAGAAGTTAAATTAGATGATTCGGATACAATTTGGATTGTTCCTTTAAACCCTTCATAATATGGAATAAAATTATAATTTGTATCTACTCCTTCTTCTTGTTTATTCATTAATTTTGTTTTTAAATATTTAATTATATCTAGTGGATTATAACACATTATATCTGTACTAAAACCAGTACCAATACCTTTTGATCCGTTTACAAGAACCATAGGAATAATTGGTGCGTAAAATAAAGGTTCAACTATTAAACCATCATCATTTAAATATTGTAAAACATTATCATCTAATGCTGGAAATATAGATCGCGTAATTTTATTTAAACATGTAAATATATATCTCTCAGAAGCACTATCTTTTCCACCTTGTAATCTTGTACCAAATTGTCCATTTGGCATGAATAAATTAATATTGTTCGAACCGACAAAATTTTGTGCCATTCCAACAATAGCAGCATTCAAACTTGCTTCACCGTGATGATATCCTGAATGTTCAGAAACATAACCACTAAATTGTGCTACTTTAATTTCACTATTCAAATTTTTTTTAAAAGCGGAATACAATATTTTTCTCAAACTGATTTTTAACCCATCCATTAAATTAGGAATACTACGGTCACAATCATATTTTGAAAAATGGATCAATTCTTTATTTATAAAATCTTCATATTTGACATTTACTTCACACGTATCTAAAAATGATTTACGATCATAATTTTCAAGCCATTCTTTTCTATCATCTGCGCGCTTTTTATTAAATACCATATCGATGGAATCTTCGCTTGATTTACCGTTGAATTCAAATCCAACGATCTTCTTTTTTTCAAAATATTCGCGAAATTCTTTACCTGTACTGGTTCCTAAACCTTTATAATATTTTATTTTCCATGATTTAACATCATTCTGATTTTGATCTTTCCATACTTCGTATTCACCTTCATTATAAAACATTAATTCTTTATCACCTTTTCTTGCTTTCAAAATAGGTGTATTCATAAAACCAATGAATCCAGGAACTTCGACCAAACTAGGCCATTCCGATTGAAACAAATTGATTCCAAGACCTTTAATATGAGAACCGTCCAAATCTTGATCCGTCATGAATAATACTTTTCCATATCTTAAACTCTTATAAATATCTTCCATTGTTTTGTATTCTTTGCCTGTTTCAAGACCTAAAATTTTTTTTATTTCGGTGATTTCTTTATTTTCTGATATTTTTTTAGTAGTTTCACCACGAACATTTAAAATTTTACCTTTCATAGGATAAACACCTATTATGTTTCGATCTTCAGAAGATAAACCAGATATAATACCTGCTTTAGCTGAATCACCTTCGCAAAATATAATAATACACTCTTTCGATTTTTCAGTTCCAGCCCAATTAGCATCAGTTAATTTTGTGATTCCTCTGATGTTTTTAACTTTTGAACCGTCAGATTTTTTAGCGGTTTTATTGTCTTTTATTTCTGTTAAAGCACAAGCAGCTTCCATGACACCCATTTTTGCGATTTTTTCGATGAATTTATCACTTACTTCACATTTAGATCCGAATTTAGAAGAAGGAGTATTCATGAAATCTTTTGTTTGACTGTCAAATGCTGGATTTTCAATATCACATCGCAAAAACAAAATTAACTGTTCTTTAATAGTATTGGCATTGACTTTTACTTTTTTCTTCTTTTCAATATATTCACCTAATTTTTTTGTAATTTGATTTAAAATATATTCAACATGCTTACCACCTTTTGATGTATGAATACCATTTACAAATGATATTTGTACAAATTCATTTGTTGGTGTTAAAGCAATAGCGTATTCCCATCTAATTCCATTTTCTTCGTAAACGCGATGGGTTTCATTTTTATCACCTATGTACAAATCAATATATTGTTGAAAATTTTTAATAGGTATTAAATTTGAATTATATTTGACTTTTAAGGTTTTATCTGTAACAGCAGCTACATCATACACTCTTTTTTTCAATAAAGATAATAAATCGGGTGTTAAACCATCAATTCCTAGACGTTTATAATCAGGTTTAAATGTGATTTTTGTATATGGTTTTGTTTTACATTTAGTTACGAGAGGTTTACAAATTTCATCCAAATTATTTTTAAATTCTTGTGTATATTTTAATCCGCGTACATGATCAACGGTTTCAACAGAACCATAAGTAGACCAGATAAGAACTAATTTGAATCCGAATCCGTTTTTGCCTCCAACTATTTTTTTTTCTGTTTTATCATAATTTGTAGATGTTCTAAGATGGCCGAAAATTAACTCAGGAATCCATATTTTATATTCTGGATGTTCGGCTACATCAATGCCATTACCATCATTAAGCATTGTAATAGTTCCATTGTCATCTATAGTTATATCAATGTGTGTAACAGGTAAACAATTGTCAACTTTACTGGAAACTGCTTGTGCCATTCTTACAACATGATCACGACAATTTACAATACCTTCATCAAATAATTTAAACAATCCAGGAATATATTTAATGTTTTTTTCAACTATTTTGTTGTCGTTATTTAATATCCATTGTTGAGAATCAACTTCTTCAACAGAACCAATATATGTATCAGGATTATCTAATATATGTTGGCGGTCTGTTTTTTGTTGATATTTGTTTGCTAGAATAGTGTCGTTAGAGTTCATCTTTTAGTTTGTAGTAAAATAATACGATTTATATTTAAAACAATATTTAAAATTAATTTCATTTTTATTTTAGAACCATATAAAAATAAAATATAGAACACAATTATATGTACTCATATGTTAATTTGAATCAAAATAATAGTAAAACTCCTATTAAAAAATATAGACAATTGATTGAATATTCTAATTTTTATCAATACGAAAATTGTAGATGTAAACCAGAAATTTTCAAAAAAACATCCACTGAACCAAATAGTTCAAATAGTTCACGAAATATGAGAATTTCAAATACTATTCAAAGTAATTATGGAGGTCGTCCTCGTTTTATCAATTTAACAACTAGTGCGCCAATAACACTCAATTATTTAGGACGTTTAGAAGGAATGCCTGGAGGTGGGGGTTCGCCTATCAAAAACAAATTTTGATATTATTTACTATTTACAAATGTGCGTAAAATGTTTTTTAGTTTGTTTTTCTCTATTTAGAAATATTTTTTTCTTTTGTAATTCTATATGCCTGAAATTAAGATTAAGGGAAAAAGTTATAACACCAGAATTGGTTCACGCGCAGAGGTATGGCACGGAAATGCTTTCAAGACATCAGGTGGATTGACAAAAAGTCATTTGTTAAAAAATAAAAGTGGACGTATTGTCTCAAAAGCAAAACATGAAACCGCTAGAAAAGACAACAGACTTGTTAAAGCTGGATATGGTAGTCAAAAAGGCAAATTCGGTTTTGTTTTATTAAATAAAACTGGTAAACGTCATCATAAAAGCAAACATTCCGCAAAACGTGGACGTAAAGGTCATCGTGGTGGAAGTGGAATTAATAATCCTTTAAGTCCATCACCATATGATGGTGAAGGTGTTGGTACTTCAGGCGTAGCACTCCAATTTGTTGCTGGAAATGCCGCCTAAATATAGAGAAGTAACCCAAAATTATTCGTCAATCCAAACTGTTTCAATGAATTTTTCATAAACAATATATTTGGGTATTTTGGAATATAAATATTTTTCAAAATATCGCTTACTTACAATCAATTTGTTCGATTGATTATTACAAAATTTATAATAATAATTATAAGCATCATCAAAAGAAATCAATGCTAGTGTATGATAATTTTTAATTTCTGTTTTAATATATTCAAATGAATTTTCGATTTCAGTATTCTTATCCCAAATATTACATTTTACATTGAGTACGTATTTATTTTCAATAATTTCAATGTGTGGGAAAAAATGTTTTAAAATTTTCAATACATTTTCATCGTTTATATTTCCATTCGATATTAATTTCTCTTGTATTATAATATTATTTTTTTGTGTCCATAATTTAAATAACATACATAATTCATCTATCTCTAATTCATCAAATACTTCCATCGTATCATTTATATTGTCGCAAGTAATAGTAATTGTTTTTTCCCAAAACTTAATAAAATCACTCTCAATTGGCAAATATTTACTAGTTAAATTATGAAAGCAATCAAACGATTCATCATAATCATATATGTCTTTTAAAATATTTTTTAAATTATTCGAATAAATCATATTAGGTAAATAATTTACAGACAAAAACTGTTTCCAAATAAAATGAAGGTTTTTCCAATGAATTGTACTTTCTTTGTCATTCACTTTGTTTAAAAAAGTCTCGCAAAACTCTTCAATTATTTGTTGTTGAGTATTACTTCGTAAATATAATGTGAAAAGTTTTAATTCTTCGTCACATTTATTTTCAAGAAAATATTCAGACCCACCATAACGGTTTGAATAATGCGCAGCAACACACAATAAGTCAATACCCATTTTTTTCAATTGTTCTCTCCAAACTTCTAGAGAGAATGTTTCATTTATTTTAAACAATCTATAATTTTCATAAGAATGGTTTTCATGATATTTTGTTACAAAGTTATTTGTAACATTTGTATTTCCTATGGATAAATACGAAATATTTTCTAATTCTGTCAATAATTTTTTCATTTTTTGAGTAATAAAAAAAGTAAGATGTTGATTTTTTTTGAAAATATTATCGCCTATGATAGTCAAGAAATATTTTGCTTGTGTTTTACTTGTAAATAAAGAAGGATAAACTAAATTTAGAACATTTTGAATTGTTTCTGACTCAGGTATCGAACTTAATAAATTTCTCTCTTTAATTAACTTTATAACATTTATTTTGGTTTTGTGTTTCCAATCTAATAATATTCGCTCTTTGGATATAGAAGACAATAATTTATGAATAATGTTGTCTTCTTTTACAATAAAGTAATTTTTATCATCATATTCATAAAAAACACCGTTGTTTGGTAAATAATAATATTTATTTTTACTTAAAAATATTTGTATAAAAATTTGCTGTTCATTTGTTAGAAAATGATTACGGTTAATACGTTTTTCATGATTAACTAATTCATTTTTAAGAGTATTTGGTAAATAATTCACAATTTGAGTATGTATTCTTTGTAACATATAATCATTTTTTTCGTAGTTTTGAAATAAAGTATGTATAATTTGTATACATTCGTCTTTTTTTGTAGTCATCTGAATAATATTAGTTTTCTACATGTTTTTATATTTTAATTAATCAATTGTATTTATTATATATGTATTATATAATACATACAAATGAAGGTTAGTATGAAAATAAATGTAAAATATTTACCAAAAAGATTAACATTGAAAGATAAGAAAAAACAATTAAATATGTTGGTAAAATCTAGAAAAATGTATAAAAAAGGAAATTATTATACCAGAAAAACGGTTAAATCATATACATCGATTAAATCAAAACATCTAGACAATGCTAAAAAAATATATAATGTAGATTCTGTTTTACCAAATAATGAATTAGTAAAAGCAACAGGATGTTCAAAAAAAGCATTGTCTGAAATTATAAGAAAAGGTGAAGGAGCTTACTACTCTTCTGGTTCCCGACCGAACCAAACTCCTCAATCATGGGGTATTGCTAGATTAGCAAGTGCTATTACTAGCGGTAAAGCAGCGGCAGTGGATTATAAAATTTTAGAAAGAGGTTGTCGAACAAATAGTAAAGCATTGGCGCTTGCTAAACGCGCAAAACGAAAATATGGTTATGGTACGCGACGCGCGCCAAAAATAAATGTTTAGCATATAGGATAATTTTTTCAAGCGCGTAAATTATTATTTTAAAATAATAAAAACATAAGTATTTAAAGATTATATTGAAAATAAACTATAATGTCAAACTTTGTAGATAAAAAAACCTTTACTGAAGGTAATGTATTAACAATAAAAACGGTCCAGATTGCGCCTTTTAGAACTTTAATGACAGCATTGAAAGATATATTATTAGAAACAAATATTACATTTCAACCAGATGGCATTCGTGTAATTAATATGGATAAATCGCACACCATATTGGCTCATTTATATTTACCATCACAAAATTTTGAGTTTTATGAATGTAAAAAGAGTAAAATTGTCATTGGTGTAAACATGTTCCATTTATTTAAATTAATAAATTCGATTGACAATGATGATACACTAACCATTTATATTGAAAATTCAGATTATGTTGATGGCATCGTATCCCATTTAGCATTAAAATTTGAAAATGGAGAAATTAAACAATGTAAAACTCAAAAATTGAGATTAATTGAACCAGAACCAGAAGAATTAGAATATCCAGATGTAAAATTTTCATCTATTATTAATTTGCCTTCCACTGATTTTCAAAAAATAATAAGGGATTTATCATGTATTTCTGAAAAATTGGAGATAAAATCAGTTGGAAATGAATTAATATTTAAATGTTCTGGACAATTTGCTTCTGCTGAAATTCATCGAGCTGAGTCGGATGGAAGTATGGGATTTGTTTTAAAACAAGATTCTTCAAAAATAATACAAGGTGAATTTTCTTTAAAAAATTTAGGTTATTTTATTAAATGTACAAATTTATGTAATCAGATAGAAATGTATTTAGAAAATGATCTACCTTTGGTTGTAAAATATGACGTTGCTAGTCTTGGTAGTGTTAAATTGTGTTTAGCACCACTACCTTCATGTTAATTTTGTATTTTTTGATTTTTATATTTACTGTATTATATATTTAAAATTTAATTATATTTTAATTATATATTATAATGATTCCAGTGAATAATTCATCTTATTATCGAGATTATAATGGATTATACAGTTCTAGAAAATGTTGTAATCCAATTGGTCCAGAAGGACCTCAAGGTCCCATTGGTTTGCAAGGTCCACAAGGTCCACAAGGTCCAATGGGAAGTACTGGACCGACTGGTTACATAGGGCCAACTGGTTTTACAGGACCAAGTGTGACAGGCTCAACTGGTGCTTCTAGTACAATTACAGGTCCAACTGGAACAGCTGGTCTTATGGGTCCAACTGGTTTTACTGGTCCTGAAAGTACGGTTACAGGTCCAACAGGTTATACAGGTTATACAGGTGCTTCTAGTACGGTTACAGGTCCAACAGGTTCTACAGGTGCTTCTAGTACAGTTACAGGACCAACAGGTTCTACAGGTGCTTCTAGTACAGTTACAGGACCAACAGGTTCTACTGGCGCTTCTAGTACGGTTACAGGGCCAACAGGTTATACAGGCGCTTCTAGTACGGTTACAGGTCCAACAGGTCCAACAGGTTCTACTGGTTCAAATGGTTTGACAGGACCAACTGGTTTTACTGGTTCAAATGGTTTGACAGGTCCAACAGGTTTTACTGGTTCTAATGGTTTGACAGGACCAACCGGTTTTACTGGCCCTCAAAGTACAGTTACAGGCCCAACAGGTTTTACTGGACCAAGTGTAACAGGACCAACAGGTGTTACTGGTTCTAATGGTTTGACAGGACCAACCGGTTTTACTGGACCAAGTGTAACAGGTCCAACAGGTGCTGCGAGTACTGTAACAGGGCCAACTGGTTTTACTGGTTCAAATGGTTTGACAGGACCAACTGGGTTTACTGGCCCTCAAAGTACAGTTACAGGTCCAACAGGTTTTACTGGTTCAAATGGTCTGACAGGACCAACTGGGTTTACTGGCCCTCAAAGTACAGTTACAGGTCCAACAGGTTTTACTGGTTCAAATGGTCTGACAGGACCAACTGGGTTTACTGGTCAAAGTGTAACAGGTCCAACTGGTGTTACTGGTTCAAATGGATTGACAGGTCCAACAGGGGTTGCTGGTCCAACTGGTTTGACAGGTCAACAAGGTCAACAAGGTCAACAAGGTCAACAAGGTGAACAAGGTATGACAGGGCCAACTGGTTTTACTGGTCCTCAAAGTACAGTTACAGGACCAACTGGTTTTACAGGACCAAGTGTAACAGGTCCAACAGGTGATGCGAGTACTGTAACAGGGCCAACTGGTTTTACTGGTTCAAATGGTTTGACAGGCCCAACCGGTTTTACTGGTTCAAATGGTTTGACAGGCCCAACTGGTTTTACTGGTGCTTCTGTAACAGGGCCAACTGGAGCTTCTCTTAACATAATTGGATCTGGAACAGGATCTATTTTATTAACTGATCCATTGAATCCAACAAATGTATATTACAATAATATTCTTAAGGTAAGAATAGATAGTTCAAACGATTCTGTTATCGATATAAGTGGAAGTATTGTACCAACAAACAACAATGTGTATACATTAGGAACAACTGCTTTAAGATGGAAAGAGGTTTTCATTGGTCAAGGTAGTATTAACATTCAAGGTCCAACAGGTTCAGCCAATCCAGGGTTAATAGGTTCTGATCTTAGTGGTGTAGTTTATTCACAATTTGGGTTTGCTTCTCCATTTCTCAATGTAGGACCAAAAATTGATGCTAATACGACCCAAGCAGTTGGTGGATGGAAAATACAAAGTACGGGATACACTGACCCAAGCGGTACATTTGTGAATACCGATTTAATAGCTAATGTAATAACGGGCGGGCCATTATTCGGACAAGTATTTTCATTAATTTACGGACGGACCGGATCAACTGGACCAACAGGTTTCACAGGTCCAACCGGTCCAACTGGTGTTACAGGTCCACAAAGTACAGTCACTGGTCCAACTGGACCAGCAGGAACGAATGGCGTTTCTGGTGGATTAGTATTGTTTTTAGATACAAGTGGTGGGACTCTACCACCGATTGTGAGTGGTTCGTTATTAACAGTACCAAATACAGGCACACAAACTACTATTGTAGCAAACAGTCTACAATTACCATCAGCTCCAACCTATTCAGTAGTAGGTTATTTTTACCAACAAATTACTGAATCAACCCCAGTTGTTCCAGGCACATGGGATTTGAATATATGGGGAAATCTTACCGCAGGTGGAACAAATGATAAAGTAGGAATTTATTTCGCTGCATACTATAGTACTGGTGTTCCTGGTTCAACCCCACCACCAACTGGCGCTACACTTTTAGGAACTGGTACGTCTTCAACAGAAACACAAATTAATAATACAACACAGGCACAGCAATATATAAATAGTGTATATGTAAGTACAAGTGCTACATATTCAACTGGATATATTTCTATCTACATATATGCTGCTAAAATTTCTGGTAATCCTACATTAACTTTGTATTTCAGAGATTCTAGACCTACACATATTCATACTACATTACTCGCAAATTATGGTCCAACAGGCCCAACAGGCCCAACAGGTTCTTCGCTCCCAATCCTAGGATCTAACACAGGTTCTATTGTTTTAACCAATCCATCTAACACGAGTCAAATATATTATAGCAATGCTTTACAAGTATTACAAAATAACACTATCGAAATAAGCGGCAATGTTTTACCAAGTGTAAATAATACATATACATTGGGTGCTACCGGAGGACCTGGTGGTACTAACAGATATATATGGAATAATATTTACGCAAATAACGCAGATGTTTCTCAAAACGTCATTTGTAGCTCACTAACACTACGTTCAGATTATCGTATCAAAGATAATGTGCAAAAACTAGACGATACTTTTACAGTAAAATATTTAAATCCGGTTAGTTACACAAATACTCGCACAAATAATAAAGATATTGGTTTGATCGCACACGAATTACAAGAACATTATCCCGAACTAGTAAAAGGAGAAAAAGATGGCGAAACACTACAAACCGTTAATTATATTGGTTTAATACCAATTTTGATAAAAGAAATACAAGATCTTCGAAATGAATTAGAAGAACTTAAAAATGAAGTTAAGAAAATAAAATAAATTACACTGTTAAAAAAATTATTATATAAAAATAACTAATATTTATTATTAAAACAATAATAAATGTTACAAACATTTCCAACCATTGTTACATCCATTTATAATATTCGAAAAATAGAGAATAACGAAACAAATACAAGGAATATCATGAAATATTTGGAATTAGCGAATGACTTTATTTTACAATTACCATATCCTCTTATTATTTTTACAGATGATGACGCAGGGGACAATAATGATAATAGCAACTATATTATTGATTTTTTAAAAGAAAAGAGAGAACAATTCAAAGAAATAACATTAATCAAGAAAATAGCGATTGAACATACGGAATATTATTATCAATATTTCGATAAATTAAAACAACTATATTCTGAATATATAATATATAATTTAGACAATAACAAAGACACTCCTTTATACATAACATTAACAAATAATAAATTTTATTTTCTAGAAACAGCAGTGGAAACAAATCCTTTTCAGAGTAGTCATTTTATTTGGATGGATTTTGGTATTAATCATTGCGCGCGAAATTGTGAAAAAATTCACGAATGGATTCTTAATGTTCCTGATAAAATAAAACAATTATGTATTAATCCATTTTTAGAAAAAATCGATAATTACAAGTCTTTTTTTCAATATGTATATCATCATTTAGCTTCGGGCGTATTTTCTGGTTCAAGTGAAAACATGCTGAAATATTGCGAATTATTCAAAGAAAAAACACAACAAACCTATAACGAAGGATGGTTTCAATTAGAAGAAGCTATTATGACAATAATTCATCGAGAAAATCCAGAATTATTTGAATTATATTATGGTGATTACAATGGAATAATATCAAATTATTTGACACCAATAAATAATATTGATTTAATCGTCAACAATATAATTCCAAAAACAATCATTTATCATAAAAAAAATATGACATATCATATATTGTTATATATGATGAACTACTTTAAGCAAAATGAAGACTCTTGTTATATCTATAAATATATAGAATTTCATATTATTTTCGATTATTATTTTACAAATAAAATTTTATTACCTGAAATTATTTACTTTATAAATAAAAAATTATTGGATCACGACGAAACAATGAAACAATTATTACAAAACAACACAGAAAATCTGAAATTTTACGAAAACTCGAAATTAATTTTGAATTATTAGTAATGATGTTTTAATGTTCAAATATTATATATTTAGAATAATTATACTATGAAGCCTATTTATGGAGTTTATTTTATTTGCTGTATAAATAATTATTTAGATGTTGTCAAAGAACAATTATTATGTTTGAATAAAGGTTTATTGACAATAACTAGTAAAATAATTATATTCATAACAAATTATGATGAAAAAAATTGTGTAGAATTAGATGAATTATTGGATGACTGCGAAAAATTTGTATTAATAAAGTCGAGAGAAAATTTATTTGAAAAATATGCTATAAATAATTATAAGAATTATATAAACGATGTTGATTATTATTTATACTATTTTCATACAAAAGGGTTAAAAAATGAAAATGATCCTCATATTAGCATTTTTTCATCAAGGCGTCAAATATTAAATTATTATACACTTGAAATGTATAATGTTAATATAGAACTATTAGAAAATTATGATGCGGTTGGGTGTAGTTTAAGTTTGTATCCAAAAAAACATTTTTCTGGAAATTTTTGGTGGAGTAAATCGAATTATCTAAATTTATTACAGGATATTAATGACAAATATTTATCCCCTGAAATGTATCTATTAAGTAATGAATATTGTAAATTCGTATCCTTAGCAAATGATACAAATCAAATACTTATAGATAATTATATATTTCGAGATTCTAATTCCATAACAAAAAATATAACTACTGATTTTATTGTTATAGAAGAACATAAAAATCTTATGTTTATGTGTGAATAATAATTGCTATGATTATACAATAATTATTATTTTAGTTTATTTTGCTTGTGTATTATCTTATTTATACCATATATTTCAATAATGATTCAATATATTTTTTATCATAAATCCCAATCTGGGTAGTTCTGTCCCAGGTACTATAATTAATCAACACATTATTATCATCAACGACAATACTTAAACAATATTCAATCGGTTCGCCTACAAATTTAAAAGGAGCACTATATTTTAAGAGATTCATATTTGAATCAAAAACAGAGATAATATGATAATAATGTCTAGGAGTCTCATATGAAACCATGTGTTGAATAAACCATATTTCGTAAACACCTTCAGTTTTATTATATTTGAATCCACATGTAGAACCGCGAATATTAGCAAAATAATTTGGCATTTTTCTCTCTTCTAAAAATTGTAATGTATTGGTCGAATCATCTATTTTACATATTTGTAGAGGAAACCATTTATATATGACATGACTTGAATTTTTGTAATCAACATATACCCAATTTTTTTCGCAATGCGTTTTGTATTTATCTTGATTTAATTCAATAATATCCAATTCACTTTTTTCATAATCAGTATGATAATTGCCATTAACCATTCCCAAATAGTTATTTTTATGTAATCCTGTTCCTATATATTTGATCTGTTTTGTTTCTACATCTTGAAATATTTTGATGTCTTCTATACCAATATATAATCGTTCATCATATACGATATCAAACATTTTACATTTAATAATATTCAAATTGTCATCTAATTCAATATATTTATTACCAGTAATTATGTTTTTTTCACAATTTGTATAACTACCATTTTCAGTAATATGATAATTCACATATCGAATATTCATACAATATTTACTATTGACACTTTTTGAAGAAGTTGAATCAAATTGTAATAAACAACTTGAAGAAGAACATAAATTTATATTTTCATCATTAATATTAATATTAATTGTATCATCAAATGTCATTATTTTAGTAGGTTTTAAAATAAACTTGTACCATTTCATGTTAGAATACAAATTATTAATAATTCCATTATCATTTGTTTTATTCAAAATACTGACAATTTCATTACTGATGTCTTTAATACCAAGATAAGCAGCAATAATAGTGAATTCATAATCCATTTTATAAGTATAAATATCATTGTGTAAAAATAAATAACTATCACGATTTAAATTGTTTTCTATTATCTCTTTGGCCATTTTGTAAAAAAAATAGGCTAATTTATGTTTTGATATAATTCTATAATGAGAAACCAACTCATATAGATTTTCAATACGTTCAGGAAAATAATCATAACATAAAAGCCAATAATTAATAGCATCATTTGTTTTACCCATATGCTTATAGCAGCTAGCAATTTTATAACAACTATACCAGACCTCTTGTATCCAACCTCCAAATTGAATTCTTTTCTCATATATTTCAATAGCCTTGTCGAATTGACTTGAATCGTGGTATGTGTTTGCTAGATAAAAATAGTATCTATCGTTTTTAGGATCATTTTCAATTGCTTCTGTTAATAGTTTTATATCTCTCTCAAACTTGTCATGTTTAGATCCTCCATCACCAATATCATTAATGAACAATTGGGTTTTCTCTAATGCTTTACTTTTGTTATTACTAGGTGTATTTATGTATTCATGTGTTACGCCAACATAGTGGAATAACCCATTGTTTTTCACAATTCTTACATTTTGATAATAAAAATCATTACTGCCTTGTAAAATTGTAAACGAGTCATAATCATTTACTATTTTTTTATCAAAATTATTAATTTCTAGAATCATATCAGCATCAAGAAAAATAATATAATCTGACATACCATTACACGATTCCAATGCGTAATTTCTATTATAAGCAAAATTTTTAAAAGGCTCCCTGACAATTTTACCAAGTATATTTTTAGTTTTAAAAAAGGTTTCGATTTTTTCGATTGTATCGTCAGTTGATCCTGTATCGCAAATACAGTAGCAATCTATAATTGGTAAAACTGATTCTAATAAACGTAGTATAATTTTACCTTCATTTTTAACAATCATATTTAAACAAATTGAAGGGTTTTTATTATTTATGACATCCATATCATTTGTGTGTGATAATTTAAATTCCATTATATTCTTCTTATATATATTTTAGTACATTTTTTTAAGTTGTAATAAAAAATATTTTTTTATATAAAATATATTATTATAGTAATATTATGGCCAATACTAGATTTTATTATGATCCTTGTAGAACAAAAAAACAGTTACAACAATCAACAGGACCTGGAAGATATATGTTAAATGTGCCAGGAAATGGATCTCATCCATGTTACATTGAAGATCCTCAAATTATTATTCAAAAATGGGGCGCAAATTTAAGAACAAACACAATCAATTTAGAGAGTGACTTAATGGGTGTAAACCGAGAGTTAAGTCGAGATTGTTTAGGAAAAGATAATTATAAAAAATACAATGTCGAAAACAAAGCTATTCAATACCCAACATGTAATAATTTATATACAGAACAATCACGTGCTACAAATCCTGCGTGGTGGTATCGTGATCTAGAACAGGTTGATTGGTATTATCCGCCATTAAATCCACAAGAAAATACATGTTTCCCATTTGAATCAAATCTAAGCACCAGAATTTTAGAAAAAGATTACTTTACTCCAAAGAGAGATTGTGTAATAAATGAATCAAATAATCTATTACCAACTAGCTTCAATTTAATAAAAGGTGGATTTCCAGGCGGTTCAAATACATGTGCTGAAACAAATTCTTGTGAATTTATTAAAACGAATAAAACGAATAAAATGAATAAATAAATTTTACATCTTATGATGCCTTTAGGATGGGATTAAATATAAAAATTAAAGGTTTAATATAAGATTTTAAAAATCAATTGGAAATTGTATTCAATTTTCAGTTATGTAATAATATAAATATAAAGTAATTTAATTAAAATATAATACTTTATCTTTATATATATAAATATGGAAGTAGCCATTCCTTTATTAGCATTAGGAGGAATTTATGTAATTTCTAATCAGAATAAGAATAAGAATAAGAATAAAACAATCATGAATTCAAAGCAACAACTCCATCCACAACCACAAGAAAATTTTACAAATATGGGAGGACCTACAAATTACTTACCGAATACTAAAACTATTGCGCAAAATTATCCCGTTGAAAATTTAAATGAAGTAATTGACACAGTAAATAATTTTCCGAATCCAAACACAGCAACAGATAAATATTTTGATCAAAATTTATATGAAAAAAATGAAAGAAAAGGAATAGCAGTTGGTCGTGACCCACAAGAAATTTATTCATTAACTGGTAATTATTTAGATAGTGAACAGTTCAAACACAATAATATGGTACCTTTTGTCGGAGGCAAAATGAGAGGTTATACATATGACACTAAATTCGCAGAAGTTATTTTAGACAATATGGTTGGTAATAGTTCACAAACTATTAAAAAAATTGAACAAGCGCCTTTATTCAAACCAGAAGCTAATATGAATTGGGCATATGGCGCACCTAATAATAGTGATTTTTATCAATCACGTGTTTATCCTGCAATGAAAAATAATAATGTTAAGCCATTTGATTCTTTATACGTTGGTCCAGGTTTGAATCAAGGATATGGTGTAAATGGTAGTAATGGTTTCAATTCAGGTATGGAAGCTAGAGACAAATGGTTGCCATACACAGTTGATCAAATGAGAGTAGCTACAAATCCTAAATTAGAATATGAGTTAATAAATCATGAAGGCCCTGCTGAATCAGTAATTAAAAATGTTGGTATAATAGGACGTGTAGAAAAACAAAAGCCAGATGGTTATTTTATTAATACACAGGATCGTTGGTTGACTACTACTGGAGCAGAAAAAGGTGAACGATTGCGTCCAATAGAAGAAATGGGAGTTCTTAGAAGAAATGATGTTAAAACTGATTATGTCGGTCCAGCGGGAGCGGTTGATAGACAAGCAACTGTTGCTCCGATGAATTTTGAACCAAGTAAACGACACAATTTACCTACTTGTGATGTGAATCATTCAGTCGCTGTTGGTCGCGCACCAAGTAGTGGAGGAGACGCAAGAATTGCTAGTTTTTCAAATCCGGTTAATCATAGATCAACAGTTAAACAACCCGAAACTTTGCGAAGTGGGTTTAGTGGAGCAATTGGTGCTGTTATCGCTCCATTAATGGACGTTTTAAGACCATCTAGAAAAGAAGAAGTTATGAATAATGTAAGAGTTTATGGTGACGTTGGTAGTAGTGTACCAAGTAGTTATGTAATCAATCCAAATGATACGACACCTACAACGGTAAAAGAAACAACATTATATTCTCCACAATTCAACATTAATAATCAAAAAGAGGGGATTTATGTTAATAATTACACACCTATGGATTTGACTCAAAGAGATACAACTAGTTGTAATTATATCGGCACTTCTGGTGGGCAAGCAACTCAATATGGTGATATGAGTTATAGCGCTGCTTATAATCAACATAATAATGACATTAAATCATCGACGATTGATAATCGTCCTAATCCTGGTGGAATGCAAATATTCAATCAGGAAATGAATGTAACTACTATTAAAAGTGACTCGGATCGTTTAGATGGTAGAGTTAATCCAGCATATTCTTATTTATCTCAATTACCACCATCAGTAAATACATATGGAGCAGTGCGCGCACCACAGTATTATAATGAATGTGCTGGTTGTGATAGAATACAACCTGAAATTTTAGATGCTTTCCGCGCAAACCCATATACATTTTCTTTAACGGATTCTGCTTAAAAAATAAATTTATTGTAATAAAATATATTATTATAATAAATTTAAATTTTTTTTATTATTTATTTTACTGTTTAGGTTTCAAATATCACATTTTCACCCAAAACTGTTTTCATGGAATTAAATAATAACATTTCTTCTTTTCTATCAAACCCTTGGCAATTTAGGAATGATATTAAATATTTATATTTCCATCGCAATTGTTTTATTTTGTTGTTTTCACCAATAACTTCATGACTATTTTTAATTTTAATTTGAAAACCACCTTCACATCTATCTAATCTTTCTAATGGTTCATCATCATCATCTTTATTTTTATTATAATTGTCAATAATTTTATATATAGTTTCAATTTCAATCGAATCTACTAATACTCGAATTGGCATTTTTTGTATGGTATTTGTATGATATTATATATTAATACTATTTTGATTTCATTTTTTTATTCACTTCCAAAATAAGCACCTTTACCCATTTTGAAATCACTTAAACGTGTAATTATATCATTTTTTTTCTGTAAAATTTCTTTAATCAAATCCTTGATAGAGATCATTCCAATAAATTCATCATTTTTATCATCAACTACTAATAAATGACGGATGTCCTTAAACATCATTTTATTCATACATGTTTCAAGCGTATCGTCTTTTTTAGCAATAATGATTGGTCCATAAGTACAAATTTCCTTCACTTTAACATCAGAACTATTTTTATCAAAAGATGCGACCTTTGATATAAAATCACGCTCAGAACAAACACCGACAACCTTATTATCTCTATCAGTAACAGCAAGACATCCAATTTTGAAAGCTGTAAAACGATTCACGGCTTCTTTAACTGTAGCTTCTTCATTGATTTTAAAATCAATTTTATAGTAGCAAGATTTTTCAAAAACATTGGAAGCGAGTATTTTACTATTTGTTTTGATTAAATTATTAGCAGTGGAAAAACTTCGTCTTAGCATATATTTATGATGTTATTTCATGCGTTGTTTTTAAGTTATTTTTAATTATATTTTTCACTTATAATGAATGAGTAAATAAGTTATAATAATATATATATAAAAATATGTATATATTATTATTAAATTGTCTATATTATGAACTCCAATCTAATTATTCATGAAAAAATAAAAGAAAAATTAGCGTATTTTCATTCTAAGCATAAAATTCCAAATATAATATTCCACGGACCAACTGGTACAGGTAAACGAACGATAGTCGATGAATTTATTCATAAAATTTATAATAATGATAGAGAAATAATTAAAAATTATGTTATATATGTAAACTGTGCGCATGGTAAAGGTATTAAATTCATTCGTGACGAATTAAAATTTTTTGCAAAAACAAATATAAATTCCAATCGAGGCGATACATTTAAAAGTATTATACTATTAAATGCCGATAAACTCACAATTGATGCTCAATCAGCATTGCGACGTTGCATAGAACTATTTAGTCATAATACGAGATTTTTTATTATTGTTGAAGATAAGTATAATTTGTTAAAACCAATTTTATCAAGATTTTGTGAAATCTATGTTCCTGAACCAGAATATGAAGGATCTATAATAAATTTACACAAGTATAATTTAAATGAAACATTTAAATTGAAAGACTATAAAACGCAACGTCTTGAAAAATTAAAGAAAGAAATTCAGAAAAATATGAAAACGGATATGCCATTAATTAATTTAACCCAATTTTGTGTAAAATTGTATGAAAAGGGGTATAGTGGTTTAGATATATTGGAACTTTTAGAGAAACATAAATTTGTAGATAATATTATTACATCTGACAAAAAATATGAATTGTTAATGACTTATAATAAGGTTAGGAAAGAATTACGAAATGAGAAATTATTTATTTTATTTATTTTGAATTTTGTATTTTTAAGTTCAAACCAATCTCTAGAAAATATTAGTTTTATGTAAATGGATGATTTTAATATTTCAACGCTTCATGAAAGTAGAAATGAATGGAGTGCACGGTTAATTTCTATTTTAACGCCATTGATAATTGATGGTTATAAATCAATATTGAATGAAGCAATAACATTATGTAAAGAAAACAATGAAATGGATAAATATTTAATGACATTTCAAAATCTCATTTCAAGAGTTCCTAAGTGGAATCAATTGATTATAGAAAATGAGAGAAAAAGAATATGTGAAAAATCTGGTTGTTCTTATTTAGAAGATTTAGTAACATGTGTTCACATTATTCAGTTAAAAATATTGACTGTTATGAGAGTTGGTCAAAAACAGAAAAAAATAGATATAAATGTACCTAAATTGGATGATTTTATTCATAATGTCTATATTCATGTTGCGAGAAAAATATATAAAAATGTTTATTTGTTTGATTTAAATGTAGCACCATTACAGATACAAAAATATAATAGAGAGTTGGAAGTAATTGTGCAAGAATGTATCATGAATACTTTAAGAGAAAGTGTTCCCGTTGAAGCTATTTTACGAGCATATATGGATGAGACTGTAGAAGAAGATGTTGTTGAAGAAATAAAAGAAGAAATTAAACATGAAGTTATTAATAATGTAAACAATAACATGAATATTGACGATGTAAATTCTGAATACACGCAAAAGCAAACGCAAGATAAAAGTAATGATGAACAAAACGTAAAAATATCATTTAATGACGTAGATTTAGTAAAAGATGAATTTAATAAAGAACAACAAGTCGTTGCTCCAAAAACAGTTGATCGTTTAGAAAAAATAAGTGAGGAGAGATATAATCAGCGAAAATTAGAAACTGATGATGATGCTGATGTTGATAGGATACGGATTTTAGATGAAACTGTCGAATTAGATAATTTAGACGTTCATATTATAAATGAACCTGAATTAGAAACCTTACCAGATTTGATAATAGATGATATTGAATTATTGGATTAATGTATAAAATATAGTTTATATTTAGAGCAACGCGTAAAATAAATAATAAGAATGTGCTTTAGTATTTTATGGACAATATGTTTTTCACAGCTACTATTATTTCAATCATATTCTTATTTTTAAAATTTATTGAAATGAGATTTATTGAAAAAGAAAGTAAACCATTGAAATATTTAATAAGAGACACGATAGTAGTATTTTTCAGTGTTGTTAGTGGATTTTTTATTTTAGACCAACTTAAACCAATTATGAGCGGCGGTAATAATTTATCAACAAATAACACGCCTATTTTTATTGATAATCCTGAATTTTAGATATGCTGCGAATGGAACATTTTAGTTTTCGTTAAAATAATATATTATAATATTTTGTAATTATTACAATATTATAATATGTGTATATTAAATGGTTCTAATAACCGATCCAGTACAAGTAGCACAAACAGCAGCAACAAACGCAAAAACAGCAGCTACAAATGCACTAACATATTTATCACAAGCACAAGCAGGCTTATCACAAGTGCAAACAGCAACAACCTACGTCAATGCGAGAGCAATAGCAACACAAGTACAAACAGTAGCAACAAACGCGCAAAGAGAAGCAACAGCAGCAGCAGCAGCAGCAGCAACCGCAAAAACAGCATCTGACTCAGCAACAGCAGCAGCATCTGACGCAGCAGCAGCCGCAGCCGCAGCAATCTCAACCGCACTACAAGTAAATACAACATCCGCACAAACAGCAGCTGCACTAGCAGCAGAAGCATCGTCAACTGCACAAGCACAAGCAAATATAGCACAAACAGCAGCAACACAAGCACAAACAGCATCTGACTCAGCAACAGGAACATCAATAACAGCAGCAGGATACTACACGCAAGCTAACTCAATAGCAATTGCAAAAGATCAAGCGGAAGTAAGTCAAGGAAACGCCTATTTAAACCAAATACAAACAGCAGCAACAAACGCACAAACAGCAGCAACGCAAGCGAAAGGATACTACGCACAAGCACAAACAGCAACTAACGCAGATGTAATACAATTAGCAAAACAAGCACAAACAACAGCATCAACTGCGCAAGCACAAGCAAATACAGCACAAATAAAATTACAACAACTACAAGCATACGTACAACAAACACAAAACCCGCAACTATTATTTGGGACATCATTATCGCAATCACAAACAGCAGCAACAAACGCGCAAACCGCAGCAACGCAAGCGCAGACATATTCTGACGCAATACAAGCAACAATAGTAGCAATATCAAATATTTGTTTTCCAGCAGGGACACCTATTACTACAAATCAAGGAATTATTCCAATTGAACGATTGAATTCAGATATTCATACTATTCGTAATAAAAAAATTATTGGTATTACAAAAACGATTACACAAGATAAATATTTGGTTTGTTTTGAAAAAGATTCATTAGGAGATAATATTCCTTCACAAAAAACAATGATTAGTAAAAACCATTGTATTTTCTATAACGGAAAAATGATACAATCTAAAAAATTTATTGGTAAATTTGAAAATGTTAGCAAAATTTCATACAAAGGTGAAATATTATACAATGTTTTAATGGAAGAACATGAAAAAATGATGGTAAATAATTTAATCTGCGAGACATTACATCCAGAAAATGGCATAGCAAAACTATATCGCCATTTATTATTACTTACTCCAGACGAACAACGTGACCTTATAGAAGAATACAATAAATTCTGTATAAATGAAAATATTTTTACTCCTAAAAAAATGTTAAAACCTTCACATTTATAATATAATTATCGTTTACTAAATATTTACAAGTATGTATATGCGAATAATTGTAAATATTTAAATTTTATCGTCCACTCCAACATTTTATAATAGAATTAGGCAATCTTTTATTAACCAAAAGATCCCGTTTATAATCTTCAAATGTATAAGAAAAACAATTTTTGTAATTATGTATCGACCCAAAAAGGGATTTCATTTTTCTAGTAAAAGGGGATTCAATTGAAAATATCAAGCCGAAAATTCTCTCTAAACACATTCTATCAGGTCTACTTTTTACTTTGTGAACTAAATTACTTAAATTATATTTATTAAATATATAGTCTAAAAAAGAATGGTTTATATAACTCTGAACACCAAAACATCCATTCCATTTTTCATTTTTATTAAAAAAAACATCATTTAATAGTAATTTATTTTGTAATAAATGCTTATATCTTAAATCGGAAATAATACGTAATGAATTATTCACGTTTTCTGTATCAGCTTCAAAATGCCATAACGGAATTACTTTAATTTTATTGAATTTTTCAAATGATATTCTTTTATGTATGAAAACACTATCATGCATAATGACAGCATTATCAAACCATTGATGAATATGATAATAAACATATCCTAATAATTCACCACATTTAATAAATTCAGACTGAACTATATCTACATTTTTATAATCATAATCAGCTTTTACAAATTGATAATCACTATTATCATCTATTACAATAATTTTACGATATGGATAAAACCGCCTAATACATCTTATACATTGATTCCAATAATTATTTGTAATTTCAGAATTAACATGCCTTGTAATAATAAATCCATAATTAGCACTCATTACTATATTATACAAAAAAAAATATTTATTTAATCTTAAATTAAAGTATGTATTTTATCAATGTTAATTTCAATAATATTATCAATATTTTCTAAATTGTCATTTTTATATGCTAAAAAGTTTTTAAATTCAGGTCTATCTAATTGATTTTGTGGAGTATGATTATGAACATTTCTAGCAATCATTTTATATAATTTGAAGTCAGGATATCTCTCGTCACCATTGTTCTTATATAATAAATTAATACCTTTATCGTCTAAACACCATTCAACTATCAATTTTTTGATTGGATCAGATATTTTTGAAATATCTTTAATTTCTGCTAAATCATCTACCAAATAATCAAAAATAGCACAAGCTAAACGGCAAAGATCAAAACTATAGTTGGGTTCCAAACGTGGTTTCATTTCATTAAAATATGGTTCAATATTATATTGCGTTGCTGCGTCATTCCCATGTTTAAAACTATCACTACAAAATAATTTCCCTTGAAATTTATAAATACTACGACCAAAATCAATTATCTTAAATATTTTACCAAAAGTAGGAATCTTATAAATTTTATTATTATAATGATAAACTATAAATTGTTTTGTCGTTTCATTATACATTACATTATTGGTATGTAAATCATTATGCGTAAATGAAAACACTTTTTGATATGTTATTAATATCATAATAATTTGCATTAACATGGAAAACCATTCATCATTTGATAATTTATTATTAGTTATTAAATCATCCAATGTATTTTCGCAATTTTCCATACAAATAACATGTACTGGAAATTTGTTGATAGTAGCAAAAATTTCTTCAGAAGCAGTAGAGTCGAAATCTTCCCAACATTCTTCATCATTTTCTTCATTATATTCTTCTACATCGTTGTTGTTTTCTTCATCATCATCATCATCATCATCATCATCATCATCATCATCATAATCATCATCATCATCCATATTAGTATTTGTATAAGATGTCCTTGACGAACAGCTTGAGTTTGAATGTAATGTTGTAATTTTATTATCATTTACTAATCCATTTATATCCAATGAAATTTCTTTTATATCATCCAATGAGTATAATAAAGTTGTTTCAGGTGTTTCTTCACTGCTAGCATCATTAATAAATATATTATCGAATAAATCATTGTTTAAATTTTTTAATGACAAATTTATTTTCGAGTTTTCACTCGAATTACAATGAATTTTAATTGGTTTTAATTTGGGTTCTTCATCTTGATCTTTAAGTAGGTGCTCATAATTATCAATTTTAAATAGTTTGTTTTTATGTTTGTTAAAAAATTCTGAATTATTTAAATATTCTAAATCATCAAAAATATTGATCATAAAATCTTTTTTAATTGAAAGAAAAGAGCCATAATATTGTATTCCGTGATAAAAATTATAATTTTCATTTAATTTTGATATTAAATAAATAAAAAAACCATCTACATAAGCAGAATTATTAACATCTAAAAATTTAGGATGACACATATTTTCATTCGAGTTTATATCAGGTAATTGATATATCTTATCATCACTTATATTATATTTACCAACTAAATACTTATATGGGTCCAACAAAGGAGCTAATTTAATAAAAATATCCTTTTCTTTTATTTCTTCAGTGACCACATTTTTTATATTACAAGTAAATAAATTTTTATTATCATCATTTCGTTTATTTGTATTAAATATATACCACTCGTGATTAAGATTGATATTATTATAATTACTTTCATTTAATGAGAAAAATCTGTTATAGATTGGAATATAATTTTGAGTTGAAGAGAGAAAAAGAAGTTTTTTTTTTTCTAAACTTTTGAAAAGTTCTAAATTCTTTCTTTTTTGATAATGAATATCAATTTGAGACATTAGAGACATATTATTAGGTAAATAAAATATAAATAATATGCTGATTTAACTAATTTTTTTGCGTGAAAATTAAAAATAAACTTTCTAAACTATGTAATAATTATGTCTTTAGAATTAAAGAAATTTGATATGAAAAGTATTAGTTTTAAAGCAAATGAGTCAAAAGGTCCAGTTATTGTTTTAATTGGCAAACGTGATACAGGTAAAAGTTTTTTAGTTAGGGATTTATTATATTATCATCAAGATATACCTGTCGGAAGTGTTATTTCTGGAACTGAAGAAGGAAACGGTTTTTATGGTAAAATGGTGCCAAGATTGTTTATACATAATGAATATAATACCGTTATTATTGAAAATATTTTAAAAAGACAAAGGACAATTTTAAAACAAATTAAAAAGGAAATGGAATCTTATAAACGCACAACTATTGATCCAAGAGCGTTTGTGATTTTAGACGATTGTTTGTATGATAATACATGGTCTCGTGATAAAATGATGAGACTTCTTTTTATGAATGGTCGTCATTGGAAGATAATGTTGGTTATAACTATGCAATATCCGTTGGGCATACCTCCAACTCTTCGTACAAATATAGATTATGTGTTTATTTTGAGAGAAAACTATATCGCGAATCGAAAACGTATATATGATAATTATGCTGGTATGTTTCCTACGTTTGAATCATTTTGTCAAGTTATGGATCAATGTACTGAGAATTATGAATGTTTAGTAATTAACAACAATGTAAAATCAAATAAATTACAGGATCAAGTATTTTGGTACAAAGCAGACAATCATAATGATTTTAAGCTAGGCTCGAAAGAATTTTGGGATTTATCGAAAAATTATAATCCAGATGAAGAGGATGAAGAGAAATATGATCCAACTGCTAATAAAAAAAGAGGAAGTGGCCAGGTGATTAATGTTAAAAAAACGAAATGGTAAATGTGTTCATCAGTCTAAATTACCATGGGTTTAAACATCATAATCAACATATTGTGAAGAAATATCACTATATCCTGATTTTTGTTTACCGATTCTATTCGCAAAACAAATCCATGAATCTTTTTTTTGTAAAATTTTCCAATACATATCAATAGCATAATACCAATGCTGGCATGTTTCTGCTAATTTTTCATGCCCTTCTTTAAAATTTGTTAGTAAGATATCATAATATTTTTCATTTACCAAATAACCCGATGTAGTTTGAGCATCTTCAACTTTGTATAAAAAATCATGGTTGCTTTCAGAATATTTTAATAAATTATATGAAAATAAACAAACATTATAATTGGCGTTTGTAGTATGAAATTGCGCAAAAAACAATTCCATCTGGTTTTCGAATTCTTCTTTACTTACTACAAAAGTGAAGTCATCTTCAAGAATAAGAACATTTTTGTAGCCTCTTTCTTTAGCAAGTGTTATAGCATTGTAATGAGAATATGAACATCCCAAACATCCAAAATTTGGTAATTCTACAGCAGAAATTCGTTCAAAATTCAAATTATACTCGGTCAATTCTTTTTCGATACTTTCTCTCCGATCAGTTCGTTTATCCAAATTTATATAGAATGTTTTATCGATATTATGTGACATTTTGTTTTATAAATTACATGAAAATATTTTTATGTAATTTTACATTATTTTACTTTATTTTTATCTTTTTATTCGTTTGCTTTTATTTTTTCTATGTTTTCTATGTTTTTTAAGCTTTGACATTCTTTTATTTTTAGAAACGTATATTTTTATCCGTTTTTTACGGGTGTGTTTACCACCTGAATATCTTGGTCTGACATTTCTATTATTCATTCTTTCATTAAATGTTTCGTCATGATCATCGCCGTCATCATCATCATCATCATTTTCATGTAATGTGTATGCTATATAAGTTTCCATTGGTCTTGCTACTAATTGACTATTAGTAACACTGCGAGTATTGATTATATTAGGATTACCTTTTACAATTACAGTATCAGCTTCTTGGATAGGATCACATATTTTATCAAAATCAATAACTTTTTTTTTAAAAAATCTTGGCAACATTCTTTTGAGATAAAAATTATTACAAATTTTATCTATATTTTTGTGTAATATTTGACTTGTAGATTTAAATTCTAAATAATAATTTAAAATTTTTGCTAAAGTTTGTAGATATTCAGGTGAATCAAATCGTAAATTTGTTTTACTCATTATAAGATCCAACGTATTATTTTCAATATTATCAGTATTATAATTTAATTCTGGTAAAGAATTTCTATATTGTAATAGTTCCATTGCTATCGTAAAATTATTTTTTTCAATACAAATTATTAAAGCTGTTTTGCCTTGTAAATTTCTTAAACCTAAATCAAATAAATTATTATAATTATTTATTATTGTTCTACATAAATCATTTAGTTCAAATATACAAGACAATAATAAAATATTATTATGATTTTGATTTATAATTTGAAAAATATTCTCTCTTCTTTCACTTATATTAGCATTATAATGGTTAATAATCTCCAAAACTTTTGTTTGTTTTTTTTCTTTAATAAGTGCAAAAATTTCTAAAACAATTTGATCGAAAAATATATTATTAATAATATTTGACATAATTGTAGTAAATTATGTTTATACTATTATCCAAGATAATTTTTATTTTTTTATTCTTTTCATTCGTTTGCTTTTATTTTTTCTATGTTTTCTATGTTTCGTTTTTTTTATATTTTTGGAAGTATGTGTTTTCACCAGTTTTCTACGAGTGGATTTACCACCATTATGACTTTGACGCACATTTCTTCCATACATTATTTCATCATAAATGTCGTCGTTTGGATTTATTGGAATAGCTTGAGGATGTGTAAAAGGTGTTGCTACTATCCTACTACTGGTTACACTGCGTGTATTAATTATATCAGGATTTCCTTTCAAAATAGAGCGAGTTGTTTGAGCTTCTTTTATAGGAAGACAAATTTTATTAAAATCTATTTCATCTCCGTATAATCTTTGTATTATATTTTTAAGTTCTTGATTATCACAAATATTATCAATAATTTTATGTAGTAATTGACTTGCTGGATTATAATCTAAATAATATGTAATAATTTTCACCAATATCGGTATTCCTGTTTGTAAACTGGTTAATTTTTTATTCGCTATAAATTGTAAAGCTGTAAATTTTTCATCAACGTTGTTATTATTTAATTCTGGCAATGAATCAGGATATTTTAATAATTCTGAAGCCACATCAAACATATTATTTTCTATACACATCATTAATGCTGTTCTTTTTCTTATATTTATTGATCCTAAATCAAATTTAAAGTGTGGATAATAATTTGTTATAATAATTAAAGCAGCGTTTTTTAATTCAAATTTACAGCAAGACATAAAAATATTATTTAGTTCTTGATTTCTAATTTGAAAAATATTTTCACCCTTTTTATTTGTATATATAGCATATTTGTCTATTAAAGCTAAAACATCATCTTGTTTATTACGAGCAATTAATTTAAAAATTTCAAGGGTAATTCGCGTTAAATCTATTGGTTCAAAATTTTGGTATGACATAAAAAGATTTTCTTTTATATATATTACAAAGATGATAATTTATTCATTTATTGTATTTTCTTCTATAAACCATATCGTCATATTTTCACGAACTTTTCAGTTTCAAAATTGTTATTTGTTGATGAATAAGTTAATTTTCTGGTAAAATCATTTTAAGATTTATTCTTTTACGTCGGTGGTTGATGAAATTAAAATTCTCGCAAAGTTTCGATAGAAAATAGTTATATCGTATTGGTCGGTAGTAAATTTTTATGTATATATTATATATTTTTGAATTTTTCTAATAAAGAAAGATAATAATGATAATTTTCTTTAGATGTTTCTGATTCGTATATAATTTTTTTATTATTTTTCAAATTTCTTTTTATATTTTTAACAATATCAATCGTAATATCATTAGGAATACTATTTTTGTTTCTTTCTTCTATCAAACAATCTAAAATATGAATAGGTTTCCATTTTTCAATAAATTTTTCTATTACAAATATAATTTCATCTGTCTTGATTTTTCTTTTTGATAAATTAACTTCTTCTTGTGACATTTTATATTTATTTAATTTTTCTTCATTTCTACAAACTAAATCACTATTTTTAATTCTGGTTACTAGGTGTCTAGGTAATCCAAGTAATTCTTGTATTTCAATATTTTTATTACCTTCCTCAATTAATTTTCTGACTTGAATTATAGTTTCATCACTAACTCCTCCTTTTGCATCTCTAATTGAAGAAGACATCTTTCTCTTAGTTTCTTCTGAAAATGATTTACCATAATTATGATTTCCTTCGCCCTTCATTTTCTCTGATTTTTCTTTATAAAATTGTTTATTGAGTATTTCTCTACAAATTTGTGTTTTTATATTTCTTAATTTTAACGTTTCTAAATAACCTTCTTTGCCATTTTTGTTTTGATTTAATTCTGAAAAATTTTCTATTTTATGTTTTTCTTCGTTACATATTTTATACATTTCTTCTTTAATATAATGATTATTTGTTGTTAGAATTTTTTCAAATGCTTCACATTGATTGTATTTGACAATTAAATGATTTTTAACCAATTGAGTAAATTTTAAACAGTCTGAATTTTTATAAATTTCATATTTATCTTTATGTACTTTACCAAAACCTAAATACCTTTGGATTTCGTGTAATATTTGTGGATGATTTTTTTGAGCAATACTTATTTTATTTTTTTTATTATTTATATCAATAAAGAAACATCCTTCAGCATCAAACAATCCTGAAATGTATTCAATATTTAATCTTAACAAATTTTTACTATCTAAATTACATTTTTTATTATACTCAGAACACGTCAAATAAATTTGTTCTTTTTCTTCAGTTTTATTTTGTAAATTTGCTAATTTATTATATTCATACAAACATTGGTATCGTTGCTCTTTAATTATAAATGAATTTCTTAAATATTCTAATAATACCTCATACTCATTATTACGAATCAATAAATTATATTGATTTCTTACATTATATTTATGATAATAGTCATATTCATCCATAGTATTTATAACTTTATCATTTCTATTTGTTGATGAAGTAATACTACCACCAAAATGATAACGAATTACCTGTAAAATATTTGTTCTACATTGTGTAATTGTAAATCCCGATTGATATCCATCAATTATTTTCCTTATAAAAATACAACCATCTCCATCTATAAAACCAGCAATATAAGATGGATGTGGTGGATTGTTTTTGAATCTATTCAAATGATTTTGGTTGTCTTCTTCCATTTTATGATTTGTATAGATTGTATATTGTTATATATACACAATTATTTAAGTTGTTTTCAATTTTAATATTATAAAAAGTTATAATATTAATTTTTTATGGTATTACAAAAATAAAATATAAATAAAATGACACGAGTAAAGGTGCTTAATTTGAATAAGCTAACCCACCCATACCTGACATAATTCTTAGCCATTATGTATGCCACTAAGTTTCCCTAATGGATTGGACTGTATCTTAAGCCAGTTCAGATTGATTAAATCTTCATTACTGACCAACACCCGTTCAGTCTCTGACG